ACAGTAGTAATAAAAGATTTTAGTAATGAGAAGTAGAAGTAAAGTAAAGGAAGTAGTAGGTTCAGATTATGTTCTGACGTTTGGTAAACATAAGGGTAAGGCTATATGGTGGGTTCTTATGAATGATTGTGGATATGTGGTGTGGTTAGTAGATAACGATGTATTAAGTTTATCTGAGGGGATATATGAAGAAGCTAAGGCTTTTTATAGTGAGATGGATGATATGAATGATATGTTAGTGAATAAGTTTGATTTTTATTAATAATAAATTGTAACCTTTTAAAAGGATAATAAGTATAAGTGTGTATGGAAGAATGGAAAGAAGTAATAGTGGCAATAATTAATTTAATAACAGCGGTATTGAAGCTTGTTATAAGGAGTGGATTTGCTTATGGTTGTGTATTATTGTTTATGGATAGTTATGATCCTATGGAGTGGAGTACTTCAGGTAAGGTTTGGTTAATAGTATTAATGTTAATGTTTAATAATGGAGAATAATAAAGGTGCCGCCGAAGTTGGCGAATGGAAATTTAAAACAATGGCTGAGACGGATAATGATAGAAAGCCTTGGTCTGGAAATAACGTTCCTGGAAAATGTATTTGCGGAGGTAATACTGGAATTATAAGATTTTTCGGTAAAAACGGAACTATGATTTATTGTTGCGGAGACGTTTGTTATCATAAGATTGATTTACTTTATTTTAAGAAAGATGAATAAGTTAACCTTAATAGAAGATATGATGCCACATGAGTTAGTGTTGTATTACTTCCCAACGGCGGATGACGAAGAGATAGATTGGATATTATGGAATAAAACTACCTTTCCATTTGAAACAATTAAAGGAATGAATGATGATATTTATGAATGGTATTTAAAAACTAATGCAAACTTGCATTAAAAATTAGATAATTAATAAAAAAGTAATTAATTTAGCATGGTGTCAACTAATAAGATAAAGCCTTACGCAACATATAGTATAACTTACAATTTACAGCACATGGAATTGTTTAGTGACGGAGAATATGATCCGATGGTGGATGCTAAGATATACGCTATGGATAATTTAGCTTATGACTCGGCAGGATATAGACTTCCATTTAGTTTACAATTAGGCTTATCGGCGCAATACGTGGATAGAAATAAGCAATTACTAGAAGATAAGAATAGAAAAACCATGAGATTATCTCAACTAATAACTGTAACTGTTATAGTTTGGCAGACGATAGAAGATTATCTATTTTTTGAAAGTGATGAAACAGGATGGTCGGAGTTAATGTAAATAATAATAATAATATGGAAAAAGAACAATGGGAAATAGATTTAAGGGCTAAACTAGAATTAGAACTTGAAGATGGATATTATCAATTTGGTGGAGAGAAAAAAGGAGATTTATGTTTTGCTACTGGAAAACAAGGCGCAATAGAATTTTATGTGAAGTGGGAAAAAACAGTAAGAAATATTAAACACGGTATTGAGCCGATAATTAAAGAATGTGAGGAAGGAAAGTATGATTATTTAGGTCCCGCAACCGAGGATGATTTTTTAGAAGCAATGAAATTATTAACTAAAAGAAATGAATCAAACATATAGTTATAGTACTCATAGAAATTACTTTATGAATAGTACAGGACATTTATTTATAAATGAAGAAGGAGATTTATTAATTTATTACAGATTTGAATATGGCAAGTAGCGATGAGTATCAGCAAAGAAGAAGTTTTGATAATAAGGAACTTAAAAGAATTGACGGCGGAGTTGATGGAAGAAAAACTTGGAAAGTAGCTGGTACTAAAAACAGTGATACCATTAATTTTATGCCACATATTTTTTTTAATGCAGTAAAAGACTTAAATATAGAAGAAAAATTAAAAACAAAATAAATATATGAAAAGAACAATTAGTAAAATCACTGTAAGCGCAGGAGGTTTAAAAGGATTAATCCTAGAAGGAACTAGAGAATCCGCAAAAGAAAACAAAATCGTAACCAATACCTTTAAAGATGGGATTAAACACCCAGTAAATCGTGAATTGGAAGACAAAATCAAAGAATTTCGTTTTTTTGCTTTAGATATTTGCGGATTAATCACAGATGACACTAAAAAAGCAGAGAAAGTAACTTTACTTGAAGGTTGCGATGTATTAGCGGTTGAGTTCGAGAAAGGAGTGTCTGGCTACTTTAAAATTAAGGTAGCAAGCCGAGTATTCGATACTAAGACTATTGCTCTAACTACTCCTAAAGTAGATTCTAGTGACGATTATCAGTATTTTGACACAGTAATGAATGTATTAGAGTCATTATTAGAAGAAGTGGAGCAATACGAGAAAGGATTAAAGAAAATCAGTGATGAAGATTTAATGATCAGCTATATCCGTCATGGTAAAGACAAGAGTATGGATATGGATAAATTAAGTGAGATGTCGGCGGAAGAGAAAGCGGATTACTGCCAATCTATCCTTGAAAAACTAGGGTGTTTAGTTATTAGACCTGATGAAGTATATGAAGAAGGAGAAGTGGAAGAAGTGTCTTTAGAAACTAATACAGAAACATTAATGTTAGAGATGGAAATGGGAGAAGAAAAAGAAGAAACTTTATCGGAAGAGGTTATGCAAGAAAAACTTAAACAAGTAGAATTAGATACTTTACGAGTAATGAATCCTGAATTAAAAATAGCAGAACCAATTAAACTTAAAAAATAAAAACAATGAAGAGATTTAATATAGAATTAATAGAGTCTTTTTATCAAGAAGGAAACTGCTTTGCATTAAAAATATTGCAAATTGGAATTGAAGCAAACGAAAGAAGTTTGTTTAAGTTTTATATAACTAATAATTATATAGAAATTAATTTATGTTTTTTTAAAAAAATTTTTTTTAACTAATATGATTCATAATCTATTTCCAAATGAGGTGTATTTAGAACCTAACGAACACAAATATTTTGATTCTGAAGGTAATCAATACATCTCATTTTCGGCATTATATAGTAAACTTGTAAAAAAGTTTGATGCAGTAGGTATCAGTAAGCTGGTAAGTAAGTCTAATGGCAAGTCGGCGGATGAAGTAAGGCAAGGTTGGGAACAAACAGCCACTAACGGAACTCGTATAGACAAAGCTTTAGAAACTTATGCTCAAACAGCTACAATTCTACCAGAAGACGATGACTTAAAAGAACTTGTGCCACACGTATTATCTAAATACAAGGATTATAACAAAACATTCGAGCAAGGAGTTCCTTATTCTAAGCAATACAGAGTGGCTGGTAGTTGGGATAAGCTAAGTCTAACTTCTAACAGAAAGGATAGTAAATTTCACTTATCTGACTTTAAATGCTTCGAGAAAGGATATGATTCTTTATTTACGGTTAGTGGCCAACCTTGGTTAAACCCTCCTTTTAATCACTTGCCTAATACGAAGTTTGTTAAAATCAGTTTTCAGCTATCTTTCTACGCTCATTTATTCGAGGAGTTGACAGGGCGTGGATGTGAAAGATTATTTATTGATTTAATTACTCCTGTATTTGACAAGGATCATAGATTAGTAAGTTATAAGAACGAGGTTATTAACACTATGTATTTAAAGAATGATGTAAAGATATTCTTAGAAACATTCAAAGAAGATATAAAGGATATGTTAGATAACACTGTAAAAGCAGAATTTGTGGATATAACCGCCGATGATGATGAAGAAATATTTTAAAAAATAATGCAACTTTGAATTAAAAAATATGAAATTTATAGCAACCTTAGTTTTAATTTTCTGTATCGGCGGATGTATAGTAGTAGCAGTTGTAGCTAATGAAAAGAAAAAACCTCTTATAAAAGACTACAATAAACAGTTTCAAGATACTCCTTTATATTACAAGAGATACATGAATACAAGTGTAGTTTATAAAAGTAAACACAAACATTAATAAAAATTTACTAAATTAGAGCCGTGAGATGAGATGTTTCACGGCTTTTTAGCATAAAAACAATTTATTATGAGTTATTTATTTTACATTGATCAAAAGAACAATAAAGTTCTTCATCCAGACGTAGTTCGTTTGGAGCCACAACTAGCCTTATTAACAGATAAGGAAGTTTTATTCATTATACTCGCATACGATTACAACTCTATTTACAGACAGTTTCCTGAAAGACAGCGCGTATCAAAAGCTATATGGCACGTATGGAATGATAATAAACCCGAATTACTAAATGAAGAGAAGCGCCCAAAACGCATATCGGCGGCTATTGAAGCATATAAATCATTGCAATACAATAGAAATATTGAATTAGTAGAGATGTATAATAAGAAGATAGATGACTTACTTAGAATACTAGACACAGATACTTCTACAACAGGCATTAAAAACGCCATGGACTCCATAGACAAGTTCAGAAAAGCAATCCAAGCAATAGAGAGAGAAGTGGTGGAGGAGAAGTTGTTAGACGGAGAACTTAAAGGTAAAACAGAACTTAGTTTCCTTGAGAAAATGAAGTCTAATCAAAAGATGTTTAAATCAGTAACCGCTAAACGAGGATAAGATGGACTATAAAGAGCTGCCTATATTACTCGCGCCATACGTTAAGGGAAAAGGATTCGATCCGGCTCCATTAGTTACAAATGGCATTCCTGATTATGCGGATGGAGCAAAGAATCCTAAAGTAATAGGAACTCCTGAATACGAAACTTTTTGGACAGAGCAACTTTACAGATGTATTAATGGATATAATACAGGAGGAATATTTATACCAGGAAGGTTCTACTACTATATGAATTTCAATAACATGAATACGGTTCATGGTATTATTACTCCTGACTTCTGCGATATGCACTTAGAATTATGCTATATAATAGAGTGGTGTAAAGCAAATGGAAAGAATTTAATCATAGGTAAGAAACGAAGGGCGGGTATATCAGAGTTTACACAAAAGGCGGTAATTGACTACGGATATAGATTTAGTGAGTCGTATCAAGCAGGTATCGCGGCTGGCCAAAAGAAATATGCAGAGGATTTTATGACAAAGTGGGAGGATTCTGAAGCTTTGTTGCAGAATGAATTTAGAGTAAACTCTCTATTAAACAACCCTGATGAAGTGGTTTCAGGATACGAGTTAATGGAGAATGGTAAAACAACTCTAAAGAATAATGCTTGTAAGATATTTGTAAGAACCATGCACAACAACCCAAATATGTTTAAGGGTTTATTCTTAAATGATGTTGTGGCGGAGGAATCAGGAGAGTTCGAGAACCTTTGTGAATTTATTAGTGCTACAAATGACTGTTTAATGGATGGAGATACTCAGGTAGGTACATTTATGATTTACGGAACAGGCGGTAATATTAATAAAGGCTCTAAAGATTTTAAGAAAGTATGGGAGAATCCTAATGATTATAACGCGGTTAAATACCTAATAACAGGAGATAGATTTAAGAAACCTTTTTACGGAGGTGCAACCCGTTTCGGAAAAGACGTATCGGTAACACCTAGTCTTTTAAAGAAATATAAGCCATACCAAATTATAGGAATGGAAGATACGGAAGCGGCTATGGAGAATATCATGGCTGAGAGAGAGAGGTTGAAAAAAGGAGAGTTGAAGAAATACATGGAGCATTTACAAAATAATCCTATAAACGAGGCAGAGATTTTCAGAAAGATGTTTAGCAATAACTTTGATATTCAAAAGATAAATGCTCAACAAGACGAAATAACAGTAAATAAAAACAAGTATTCAAAGTGGAAATTAGAATGGGTAACGAAAGAAGGTGCTTTAGAAAGAGTAAATCCATTAAGAGTAAAAGCTATTCCTGCAAAAGATACTGATGATGAAGGAGATTGTATATTAATACTTGATGAATACCATCCTGATAAGAAGTATAAAAATTTACACGTTGGAGGAATTGACCCTTACGATCAAGATAAAGGTGTGTCTAAATCTTTAGGAGCCATGTGTGTAATGACTCGTCCTAATACTTTTGGTATTCCATTTAATATGCCAGTGGCAGTTATATGTACTCGTCCGAAAAGAAAAGAGATATTTTTCGATATGTGTTTAAAGCTATCTGTTTATTATGATTTAGTAGGTAATACATTAGGTGACAAGGCAGGAAGTTCAGGTATTATAAAATGGTACGAGAATCATAATTGCATGAGATACTTAGCGCCAAGGCCTAAGAAATTTGAGAGTATGAATAGTGAGCAATCTCATGAGTTTTGGGTTTCATTAAACTCTTATAGTCGGCCATTAATGGTGGGCGCTATGCAGACATCTATACATGATTACTGTCAAAATATTTGGTTCCCTGAATTAATTAATCAATTAGGCAACTTCGATGAAGTAGAGATAGGAAGTGATAATGACTTGGCAGATGCTTATGGAATTGCTTTAATGCAATCTATTAGTGTAGTAGCCGCTCCAAGAGATGATAATACTAAAGAATCAGAAGATCCATTTAGTTTAGGAAATTGGATAACGGATAAAAATGGCAACGTAGTTCCTGCGGGAGATTTTAAACGTCCAACTAATCCAGAAGAGGACTATGAATATTTTGGTAGTTAGTTACTTAATTTTTACTATTTTTGAGTAAAAATACATTCAATGCGTTCATATCCACAAACAAATGTTTTAGAGAAAGAAAAAACACCTGAGTGGTGTAAACTATTCCTAAATTATTCTCAAGATTTACTAAGAAGCAATGATTATAATAGGTCATTAATGGATGAATCTTTTAAATCATACAATGGAATAAAAACTCCTGAGAGTATATTATATCTTACAAAAACTTACGGAATACAGAATAGAGCTAAGTTTATACCTTATAGAGCGCATTCAACTAAGATTAAATTAATGGTTGGAGAGTTTCTTACAAGACCATTAAATGCAACTGTAACCACTATAAATAGAGATGCTAAATCAGCAAAGATGGAGCAACTTGATTTTATGTATGGCGCAATGGAAGCTAAGAAAGAACTTCTTGATTTAAAAAACAAGGCAGGAGTTGATGTAATGGAAGGCGCACCTATACCTGATGGAGAGGAAGATCCTATTTTTCAAAAGATGTCTCCAAAAGACAAGGAAGAGAGTATCATGCAGATTATCTTAAACGAGCAAATACCTTCATTAGATTTAAAACAAAAATTTTCAAATGACTTATTAAATTGCTCAATCACTTCAATGATTTTCGGAAAGGTAGAGAGAGATGAAGAAGGTGAAACAAGATATATTAGTATTGACCCGCGCGATGCTATTTACGAAGAGATTGATGGAGATGCTTTCTTAGAGAAAAGTCCTATCATGGGATGCAGACAATGGATGTCAGTGCAAGATGTAATGCGTAGATATAATTTCAACACTACTCAATTACAGATGTTAAAAGATATAGCTAACAATCCACAAAGCTACGCTAACTCATCTAATAATAGAATCAGATATAGTCCTAACGGCGGATTAGTTGTAGAGGTTATTCATATAGAGTGGAAATCAGTAACAGCTTCTTACTTCAAGAAAATGCCTAAAACTGCTACTCAATTAGCATTTGACCCATCAGAAAAGTTTATTTATACAGAAATTGACGCTAAATCTTACGAGGATAATAAAGAGTGGCATGATATACAAGTACAAAAAGGAAAGTATGAAATAGAAGTAAGATATGCAGAAGACTTATGGGAAGCAACACGTATCGGCGGAATGGAGAAATTAGACGTTAACATGAGACGTTCTTACTTCATTATGAGAAGCGTGGATGAACCAGGAAAAGTATTAAGTTCATCTTATACAGGATTCTTATGTGGTACCGTTGACGGTAAACGTATCTCTTTAATGAATGAGATGGAGAATTGGTCCAACATATTTGATATTGTAATGTATCAGATATTAAAAGACATTAATAAGCACAAAGGAACAATTTTAGGATTCAACGCGGCGGCGCTAGGAGCAAAAAATACAGTAAAGAAAATCAACTACGATATAGTAAACGATGGATTTGTAACTTATGATACTTCAGCAAGTGGTAACTTTCATGGAAGAGATGTGAGTTTAAATAATATCTTGCAAACACATGACTTAGGATTAAGTAGTTCTTTCGGAGCATTAGTTCAATTTAAAAACGACATTCTAGTTATGATGGATAGAATGACAGGTATAAACAATGATAGAGAAGGTCAAATATCGGCTAGTGCAACTGCAACTAATACTAATTCAGCTATTCAAGCTTCTAGGACAATGACAGAGCCGTTTTTTTACGGTGTTTATATGTATATAAATAAAACTTTAACTAAGATTGTGGAGAGTACTAAGATCACTTGGGCTTTCTATAAATTAGAAAAAGGCGAGCAAATATTAGGAATAAGTAAGTTTAAGTTTTTAAAAGTATCTCAAGAGATAGGATTTAAGGATTACGGTGTTCATTTAGAAGACTCAGGTAAATATGCAGAAGTCAAACAATTTATGCGTGATCAATTAAATGCTTCTTTAAACGCTAAAGAAATACGTCCAGAAGACGCTTTAGCTTTTGTATGGTCGGATATTGCATCAGAACAAAAAGCTATATTAAAAGAAGGGTGGGCTAAAGTAAAAGAACTTGAAGGACAAGGACAACAAGCTCAAATGCAAAATCAACAAAAAATGCAACAGGCGCAGCTTGAACAGCAATTACAATTAGCTAGAGAAGACCGTGAAGATAGACAAATGAATGAAAAAGATAATATTATTTTACAAGGTGACACTGATATACGCGTAGCAAACGCTACCGCAAGTAATAAAATTATCGAACAAGACCATAAATCTTCACTGGAAAATCTAAACAATACAAATATTTAATATATTTGACTAAAAATACAACAAAATGGAAAACCAAGCTGAAATAAAAGCAGAAACTACTCAACGAGAGGTTGAGACTGCTGTAAAGCCTAATTTCGATTTGTTGTCAACTGACTCATACATTAATGGTGAAGTTCCAGTAGCAACAAAAGAAGAGGTAAAAGAAGAAGTTAAATCTGAAAAGCCAGAGGAAGTTATTGAATCTGAAATTAAATTAGATGAAGAAAAGCCATCTGAAGAAGTTAAAGAGGAAGTAAAAGAAGAGGTTAAAGAAGAAGTAATTGATGAGAACGAGCCGTTAACATTAGACGATGAATCTACTCAAGAAGAAGAAGGAGATTGGATTGTATATGCTAAATCAGAAGGTTTAGAAATTGCAGAAAATACAGTTGAGGCTTATATTGAAGCTAAAACAGCACCTTTAAAAGAAGAGATTGAAAAAGCTAAGTCATTAACTAAAGAGTCTTTATTTGCAGAACTAGCTCCTGAGCAAAGAATGTATATGGAGTTGGCAGAAGCAGGATATACACACGAAGAAATTGTTAATCCTCTTAAAAATATAGAGAAATACAAATCAATGGACTCTGTAGCTTTGTATAGAGAAGATTTAACGATTAAAATTGAACAAATAAGACCACTTACTGATACGGATAGAGCTTGGATTGACCAAGAGATTGAAAGAAAAGTTGAAAGTGGAGAAGTAGAACACGAAGCTACTAGAATTAGGTTAGAATTAGATGCGGCGGAGAAACAAATAGTTTCACAACGCTCAGAGATAATTGAAAAGTATAAAGCGAATAGAGAAAATAATTTACTACAAGCGCGCAAAGCAGAATCTGAATCAGTAACAAAAGCACTGAATGAATTGTCAGTCTTTATGAATCAACCACTTGCGCCAGAAGTAAAGAAAGGCTTAACAGAAAGGTTTAATAATGGTAAGTACGACCAATTAATGAAAGACCCTAATGAGATAGCTAAATTTATCGCTTATAAAGAGCTAGGAGAGAAAGCTGTAAAAAGTATTGAAGCTAAGAGCTACAATAAAGGCAAACTTGAATACGCAAATAAGATGCACAACACGCCGCCTTTAGAAAAAGGAGGAGCATCAAGGAACCAAACAATACAAACAACAGGAAATTTTGAGAAATTAGAAAACGACCCACATTTGAATAGTTAACAAATTAAAAAACAATTAACCTTAAAATAAAAAAAACAATTATGCCAACTTTAAATCCAGGTCAAACAAACCTAGTAAGAGGTACATTCTCAGCAGACTGTACTTTAGAGTCTGATTTAATCAGAAATCAGCAAAAATTCCCTGCTATCCGTCAAATGTTAGAACGTGTGGATCAAAGACAATTAACTACTTTATTAACATCTGGAGCAGTAGGCCCTTATGGTATTAATTTAAGTAAACCAACTAAGTTTGGTAAAGTAAAAGAAAGCCAAGCTATTGGAGATAACTCTTACCGTTTCAACGTTATGGGTCGTATTCAAAAAGCTGCAACTATCATCTCTCAAGTAGGTAGTTCAAACGCTGACGGTTCTTTCCAATTAATCGCTAAAGATAACTACGCGTACAAAGGACAAATGTGTGTTTTTTACGGAAATCGTTATTCTGCAATGGTTATGTCTGAGCCTACTAAGGTAGCATCAGGATGGTTATATAACTTCCAACACCCACAAAAAGAAGTATTCTCTTGGGCTACTCACGTTGCTGCTCAAGGTACAGGTACTTATACTTTCTTCCCATCTACAACAGGTTATGGTGAGAAATCTTTAAAAGGATATGGTCGTGACCAATTCCCTGATACTTTCATCGTAGATATGACTACTCAACGTAAGACAGTTGCTATCTCTGGAGATGCTGCAACAGATGTATTATGGTATGAGTATATGTCTTCTAACGGTCCAGTTAAAGGATGGAAATTCGAGAAAGTTCGTCAAGCAGAAGCTCAATGGGCTATGGAAAATGAATATGCTAAAATCTTCGGTATCTCTACTATGAAAAACACAGATGGCTCTCGTGCTGCTGTGGCTAACTTAGTTGATAACGAAACAGGTAATGGTATTATCATGGGTGACGGTATCGAAGAGCAAATCTCTGGCGGTAACGAATTATATGGTTCAGGTGTAAACGGTGAAGCTACAGAAGATGATTTTATTGATGCAATGAAATTGTTAACTAAGCAATCTGATTCATCTACGTCAGGAGTTAATATCGTGTTTATGACAGGTATTGACGGATACTACAATGCTCAACGTAAAATGGCTCGTTTCGTATTAGCGCAAAACGCTCAATTAATGCAACAAGTACAAGGTGGAGCAGAAATCGAAGTAGGATACCACATTACAAAAATGAATTTCGCAGGAAGTTCAGTATGTTTTGTACAACATCCTTTATTTGATGATGAGTTACGTTTCCCTGAGAGAGGCAATGATGGTCAATTAATCATGTCAAGTACTTATATTGGTGGAGATTTAGGTTCATTTATGGATTCTAACATCGAAATTATACCTAAAGGTGCTTACGGTGTTAATCGTTCTGACGTTAAAACTACTATTAATGGTATGACAGGTTTACCTGGAGATGCTATTTCGGAAGAGGATGCTTGGAAAATGGCGATGTTAAAACAAGATTTAATTGTTATTTACAACACTAAACGCTGGTGTATCATCCGTAAATCAGCTTAATTAGATTTATAATAATAAAAACCCCATAGCATTAATTTGTTAGGGGTTTTTTAGTTTAGTTAACATTCCGTTAAATAATGATTGCGCTGTAATAATATCAACTTTTTCTCCTTTTTGATTTTGTAATATACCTATACTGTCCACGCTAAAGAAAAGTTTAATAAGTACTTCAAGATATATTTTTTCATAAATACTTTCATCTCTAGCGTCAAAATCAGCAGCATAAATAACGTATCCGTATCCGTTTTCAAAAAAATCAACTCTAGCGTGAATCATAGTGTCATTTAATTTCTTTAATAGCCATAAGCTTATCTGCCTATTTGGAGAGTTCGGAAATACAACTTGATTATTACTTAGTTTAGATAAACTGTCTATAAATGTTTGTAAAAACTCTTTAGTTATTTTATTTTCCATATTTGTTGATTTTTTTGTAATTGTAAACTATTTTTAAAAATTTAATTACTTCTGGTAAGTTTTCTAATTCTATATTTTTTTATAAAATCATATCCAACTGTTTCCCTGATAATTGTATGCTCGTCTATTAATTCTAATGGATTCATTTAAGTATAGCTATTAAATCGTTTTCAGTAAATATTATTACTCCTTGAGTTTGAGGGTATTTTATTTTAATTGTTATCTGCATTTGATAATCTATTTCTTTTGATAGTCATTTTTCGGTTTATTTGATATACAAGTTATTTTAATAGCTTAATTAAAGCGTCATATTTATCAGCTTTTATCTTTAGTTTGTCTAAGTATTGATTATCAATAGTTGTGGCGTAAAAAGCATAGTCTTTTAATATTTTGGATAATACGTATGCTTCTGGAGTAGATAGTTTTTTTAATTTTCCATCGTTAAAAAGTTTTGTTATTTTAATAATGGTTGGAGTTAAACTGTTTTGATGCGGTCTAAATTTCTCAGCGCCTTTTGTTTTCATAATTTCTTAGTTTTAATACTTAAACGTAGATAATTTAAAAAGGTTACATTTTTAATTCAAGTTTGCATTATTTTTATATATTTGTCTTAAATTTAAAACAAATAAAAATGAATGTATTTAATTTAACAGCCAACAACAACGTAAGCGAGATGCTTAAAGAAGGCGTAGATTACATCATTGTAAAAGACGGCAATGGTGCGGAAACAAAAATCGTCAATTTAGCTAATGAGAAATATTGTCCTCGCAAGGGATTTATTGAAATCGAAGCTATGCGAAAATCTAACAAGCATGAGAATGTGAAAATGGTTAGAAAGATTCGTGACAAGAAAACTAACTTATTCTATGGTATTCCTGTAGGGATTAATCCTGAGACTAAAGAGTTACAGTTTAAAGCAATTTGGATAGACAATAAGATGTTATTCGATTTGTCAATTCCTGATCAAGCGATGGCTTGTGCTATCATTTTAAACAGTCAATACATAGAAGGAAGTCCAAATCAACAAGGTAGAAGCTTATGGAAAGTAATTGACAAGGAAGTATTAGCTCATAAAGAGATTAATAAACGTACTTTAAGAAGACAAGCGGAGGCTATTATTGAGTCATTAAGCGGAAGTGCTTTAGAAGAAGCTGCAATTAATTTAGGTGTTAATGTAGATGCTAACAGAAGTGTATTTATGATGACTAATGAGATTTACCGAGTAATGGAATTAGATCCTAAGAAGTTTATCGAGTTACATAATAATCCTGAGAGAGAATATATTTCAGTATTCAATAAGGCGGTTGCTAAAGGATTCATTACACACGATGTATTAACAGGTAATTATATCTATGGTAATATTCCATTAGGACATAATAAAGAAATGGCTATTAAGTTCTTAGTAGATAATACAGGAATGGCTACTACTTTAAATGCTAAATGCGATATGCAAGATGCTGAGTCAAGAAAATCTATGGAAGTTCAGCAAGAGTCAGTACAGTCGCAATCTAAAGAAGCAGAAATGCAGAGAAAGATTATGGAATTAGAAGCTGAGTTAGCTAAGAATAAACCTGTAGAAGAGTTTAAAGACCCATTTGCAGGTATGGCATCGGCGGATACTGATAAAGAAGACGCTGAAACAAGACTAGTTAATTTAAAAGCAAGAGCTAAAGAATTAGGAGTTAAAGGATTTGCTTTACCTCACATGACAGAAGCTAAATTAGTAGCTGCCATAGAAGAAGCGGAGAGTAAACTAGCATAATTATAACTAAACACAAAACGAAGAAGAGCAGGCTAAAAACTTGCTCTTTTTTTATTTACTTTTATTAAAAATTTAACACAATGAATGCTATACAAATAGGTTACGCAATAGACTTTTATACAAATCTTACCCACGCGTCAAGATTTTACAACATAGAAAAGAATAAAGCTATGAATGATGCTATTATGAAAAAGATAGATAGCATAACGGATACAATAAATTCTAATCAATTAACAGGTATAGATAGACTTCAAAAGTACAGAGATGAGTTATATACTTTGCTTAAAACGAGTTCAACCGCGCCGACAAATATAGGTGCTTATAATACAGATGTTTATATTAACCATGTAAACTATCCAACAGATTACCAAACATTTGCGGCATTAACGTTAACTGTAAACGGAAACACTACTTATGGAAGAGAAACTACTTACAACAAGCGTGGGCCATTATTAGAATGTTCATTTAGAAAGCCTACTAATAAGAAACCTTATTTCTTAGAAGATTCAACAGGACTACTTATTTATAAAGGAGATTCTACTACTATCTCATCATGCAAACTAGACTACATTAAACAGCCAGCAGTATTCAATATGGGAGATGAGAGTCAATATATTAATGCAGGAGCAGGTGTAGTAGTCATAGGTCAATCTTATATAGCTACTGAGTTAAGTGTTCAGAATGGTGTCACTTATCAGATAGGAACTCAGTTCACGGCGGCGGTTACAACAACACTAGCAAGCGGACAAGTAATATTAGCATCTAATACAACTACTACTGATATGCCAGAAAAGTGTCAAGATGAATTAGCTAAGTTGGCGGCAAGTATCTTATTAGGAGTAACAAGTGCTTTTGAAAATTCGGCTTTTGCAGAAAAAGAAACTAAGTAAAATAGTATTGAAATAATATTTACATTTACATCATTATAAACCAATAAAAAAAATAAAAAAACCATGTCACAGAAAAACAAATCAGTATTGTTTAATGCATCAGCAGGAAGCGATGTACAATACAGTGGCGGTGAAATCTTAATCGCAGGATTAGACGCTGTCAAATTATCAAGAGTGATTAATTTCTCTCAAATCAATTATCGTGCTGAAGTAGCACAAGTAATCACAATCGGCTCAGTAGCTTATACTCCAACTGCTTCAACGCCTTACGCAGTTGAAATTGGAGATGTAAACGTAAGAGACCATGGGTACACTTCTGCTTTAAAGAAGTTTTCTTACACTACTCCAGATGATATTACTACATTAGGAGCTTCTGCTGCCTTACAACGTGAGGCTATTACTTTAAAATTAGTAGCTGAAATCAACGCAGGTTCTCCATTCGTAACTGCTGCTACTTTAACAGGTGGTAACGGATTTACAGTAACAGACAAAGCAGGATACTATCCTTATAACCGTCAAGGTAATAATGGTCGTCAAGGTGCTTCTGTAGTTCGTCCGGTAACTAATTCTGATGCAACAGGATTCGCAGCTTCTAACTATGTATTAACAACTGCTGCTGTTTATGAGTTCGGTACAGGATTAAACTTATTGAACAATGCTCCTGTTTACGATTATATGACAGGAAACTTAATTTCAGGTGAAATTGAAACTCCAGTTACAGCTTCAGGTGCGGTTGCAGTAAGTGGACAAAAATACAATATGTTCAACATTTCTTACTTAGATTTAGTTGCTTTACCAACTGCATTTAACGGAACATCAAGAGTATTTTTAATTAAAAACCAAACTGCTTATGTAGATAATGGAGCTGGTTCTTCTACTGCAAACTTAGCTGGTTATATTGCTTTTGAACGTGCTATGCACAGAGGTTTAGCTACTCAGTACGCTACTGACCCATCTGCTCAAATCGACTTCTTAGATAACGTTATTTTATTCCAAGGGCCTGCTGGAGCTGTTCCTGCAACAACTGGAGAAACTAAAATGTTATCTGATGCTAAGTGGGTGTATAACAACATTGGAACTAACACTATTACTGTACCAACTCCAAGTAATACAGGTTTAATTTTAGATCAAGATTTAACTGCAACTGAAGGTGCTGAGTATACTCCAAGTTTATTAACATTATCTCCAAAAGAGTTTGTTGTTGGTAAAGCTGATTATTCTGTATTCGCTCGTATTGTTGCTGCGGATTGGACTGATGCTGCTTGGTTAGTAGGTGTTCGTAGAAAAGCTGCTCATACTGCTGATTTTAATGATTATACTGATTTGGCTGCTGTAGGTACATTAGCTGCAAATGGAGATTTAGTAACTACTCAAGGTATTTTAAATAATGCTGCTACAGTATCTACTTCAACTGCTATTGTTCCGTCTGACGCTGCTTACTTAACAGTAGAAGTATTAGTTAACAAAGCAGGTGTTGTTACTTGTAAATTAAATGACGTTGTTTATCCTGTATATTCTGCTGGTACAACTGCTTTAGTTTTAGATGCAGGTGATATTATGATTCCATTTGTACGTGCGGTAAATATCGGTGGTGGAGATCCTGATTTAGTGTTAAATGAAGTTATTGCAATTCCTAGTGTAAGCTGGAAAGCATAATTTAATTAAAATTATAATTTAAAGAGGGTAGGTGAAAACTTACCCTTTTTTTATTTATTTTTGATACATAAAAAATTAATAAGATGGATAGTCAATCAATAGTTAATGCAATAAAAAATTCAAAAGGAGGGTTTACTACATTATCTTCAAGTACAGTTGTAATGAGTGTAGCTGGAGCTTATGCTACAGGAGATTACATTGGAACATCTACTACTCCTCAGTATTTTCAAGATGCTGTAAGAGATGGAGCTAAAACTGGAGTTGTTAAGAGTATTGTAATATCAGATAAAATAACTACTACTAATGTAGCTATGGAATTATGGTTATTTTCTACAACATTTGTAGCACCTTCGGATAACGGAGCGTGGTCTATTTCAGATACAGAAGCATTAACTTGTTTAGGGGTTATTCCTATTGCAACTACAGGATGGTATGCTAGTGGAGCTAATCAGGTATATTCTGACAGTACACTATCTACTGTTATTAAATGCGGTAATAATAACTTATATTACGCATTAGTAGCAAGAGGTACAACGCCTGCTTTTACATCTTTAGATTTAACAATTAGTTTAGGTATTTTACAGGATTAATATATGCCGAATATAAATATAAATAGACGTGTTTCATCAAGTTCGTCATTAGTATTTTCACCAGAAGCTAATGCTTTATTCGCTAAATGGGAAACAATAGGAACGCCATGCCCAAGCTCTGACAAAATAAAAATTAACGAAGCAATAGTTTACTTGAAATCTACTTCGCAATGGGATTTATTAGATTGCTTATATAAATTTGATGTTCATTCTAAATTAGCAGCAACAGTTGATTGGAAAAACCCTATAACTAGAACGGCTACAATAATAAACGATTACGCTGGTAGTTTTACTCCTTATGTTGGTTTTAATGGTAATGGCACAGATTTCAGAATTGAAACAAATTTTAACCCAAGTACTGCAACAAATTATACTTTAAATAGTGCTATACATGGAGTTCAAATAAATACAAAAGACGCATCAAGTTCAAAAATAGATATGTCTGCAGAAGTATCGGCTTATAGCGGTTTAGCAACTGCTATATTTGGTGGTTCTAGTCCTTTAACAAATAGAGTTGTTATAAATAATGCAAGTGATTCTACTAATCAATCTAGTACACAAATGAAAGGTTGGCAAATTGCTAAAAGAACGGCAAGTAATTTATTTTCAAATATTAAAAACGGGCAAAACACAACAAATACAGTATGGCCAACGGTTAGCACGTCAAGCCCTAATTTAAATGTAAATTTGTTTTGTAGAAATTTAAATAATGTTTATTCTCTTTTTTCTAATAGAACAATAACATCATGTTTTTTTGGTAGTGGTTCAACTAATGAAAAATATATTGTTAATGGTTGCAATATCCATTCATTATCAGTATCATCTATTTTAAATAAAGCTGTTTTAATTCATGGTAATAGTTTTACAGCAGCAGGATTTTATCCTTATAGAGTTTTCGATAACATATCCTCTCCTGCAATAGACTATATAGATGGATTAAGTGGTATATCTACTACAACAATGACATCAAACTACCCTAGCGGATTAGGATTATTAAAAACAGATTTGTTTTATAAAAAAGTTCTATTTATGTGGGAGTTAACAAATGATATGGTATCAAATGCAAGTAACGCAACAACTTGTTATAACAATCTAGTTTCATATTGCTCACAAGTAAGAGCATTACAGCCAGATTTAAAAATAATTGTAGCTACTACGATGCCTAGAAATGCAGCTCAAATAACTAATGCGAATAGACAAAATGATGCTAATTTATTAGACGACACAACATTAAATGGTAAAATTAGAAACCATTTAGTTCAAGATGGATTTGCAGATGCTATATGTGATACCGCAAGTGATCTAATTATGGGTATATATTCAAACGGGGTTGCTGGAGTTGGTGAAAAAAATACTACTTATTATAATGTAGACGAGGTACATCCAAATGCAACAGGTTATAATTACTTAGCAGATAATTACATAACAGCATCAATTAACGCATTTTTATAAAACAATATTATATGGCACTCGTAGATTTAGATAAAACAAGTTATAAATTCAAAGATGTATTATGGTTTTTGTCAGGAGCATTAATAGTTGCTGGTGGAATGTGGAGGGTTGAACTAAACTCTACAAAAACTAACGATAAGATAGATGCTTTAGAATCTAAAATAATGTACAAGTACGAACTTGAGATTTTGAAGATTAATAATAGAATAGATTTACTAGAAGCTAAGAAATTTGCTTTAAGAAAAGAGTTTAAAAGTGATACATTAAGTGTTAATGATACTAGAATGGTTCAGAATACAAGAACTAATAACGGTAAAGAAAAACAAGAAAAATATCCTCAAGTGTGTATGGTTATGCCTAGAGTGCCAGAGTGTAAAAGATTAAAATTGCCTAATATTAAAAAATTAAAACAATTAGCATAGTATGAGTAAATATACTTTTGTCCTAGATGCGGGACACGGTGGAATGTTAAATAAAACATATCAAACGGCAGGCAAACGCTCTCCTAAATTTGATGATGGAACTGTTTTATACGAAGGAGTAAATAACAGAGAGATAGTTAAGATGCTTATTAAAGCTATGGAAGCAGAAGATATTAAGTGTATTGATATTGTAGCTTCAGAACAAGATGTATCTCTTCCTATACGTGTAGATAGAGCTAATAATTTAAGTAGAACTAAACCTTGTATTTACATATCTATTCATTCAGATGCTGCGGGTGATGGGATTAGTTGGCATCCTGCAAGTGGAATAAGTGCTTATACATCAAAAGGTCAAACTAAGAGTGATGAGTTTGCTCAATTAGTTATAGATGAATTACAAGAAAACTTTGGAAATGAGGTTAAATGGAGAACAGATAATACTGACAAAGACGAGGATAAGGAAGAAAATTTTTATGTACTCAAGAATACGGTTTGTCCTTCGGTATTACTTGAACTAGGGTTCCATACAAATAAAGAAGAGGCTGCTAAGATGTTAACCGCCGAGTGGAAAAATAAGATTGTAGTATCAATCATTTACGCTATTAAAAAATTTGAACTTAAAAACTAAGCATTATGAAATTTGATATTTTAGATTGGTTAAAAGGAAGCGCTGACAACTCTCCAGGAGGGGCATCAAGTAAAAAATTAAGTGCTTTTTGGGCATTAGTAATAGTATCAAGTCCGCCAGTATTCTTATGGTCTATTTGGGCGTTTAAGAATGGCGATTGGAGTATGCTTACAAGTGTATTAACCGTTATGTTGGCATTTGCCGCAACTTGTTTAGGTATTAATGCTGCTGAAAAAATTAAAGGTAAGGCAGATACATCAGAACCAAAAGATATATAATGGAAACTGCTTTAATAAAACACTCGTTAATAACGATAGGTAAAGGGATAGTAATATTACTTGCTTTAGCATTTATATTCACGAGATTCGGCGGATGTGATAATAAAATTGAAGTAGTTAAAAATGATAATAGTCAGTATTTTGCTAAGATGAAATCAGATAGTATGACTATTGTTAATTTAATGCAAGAAAGATATAATGATAGTCTTAAAACATTAGCTTCAAAACGTTCAGAAGACTCGATTAAAGTGATTGCAGATAAGAATGAAAGATTATATAGAAGTTCATCTAAAAGAGTAAGAGAATTACTTGCTAGAGGCATTTGTGATACTGTAGTTATTAAGGTAGCTTTAAATAATTGTGATAGTACTATTAAATCAAAAGATGTTTTACTTGCTCAGAAAGACTCTACTAATAAAAGTGTTAATGAAGAATTAAGTACAGTAAAAGAGGAGTTAGGAGTAAGTAAAGGAATGGTGGCAACAGCGCAAACGATAATTAAAAATCAAGCAGAAGACTATAAAACTCTTGAGAAAGAATCTAAGAAAGCATTAAGAAAGCAAAAATTCAAAACAGTAGGAGTAATTATTTTAGCTACACTTACGCAGTTTTTAACTATATTTGCATTGAAATAAAAATTAGGGTCTCAATCTTGAATTTAATTACAACTAGCCTTTCAGAAATGTGAGGCTTTTTTAATTCAACTTTGCATTAAAAACCGATAATTATTTTCGTTACATTTGGAGTATAAATAAGTAGAATATGCCAACTAAAAAACAAATCATAGACGATATTTTAATTTTAGCTGAAAGATTTTCTCGCACTGATGAGAGCCGTGTGGATGAGACATGGATAGGTTTTAAAGTTGAGCAAGCAAGAGTTTCAGAAATACTTAAAGAATACAACATAACCAAGGTTATTGACCAAAATTGGTTAGTTGACTTTGGTATTCACTCGTTAACTAAAGTAAATTTCTCGGATGATCCGAATATTGACTTCTGCGCTTGTGATATTATGAAGGCAGAAATACCTGAAGTAATCAATTTAACTTACTTAGGAGACGGCAACTTAGACTTAGGATTAAATGTTATATCAGCTTGTGGCAAGACTTCTTACACTTTTTATCCAATGGATACTTGGAGAATGATACCTAAAGAACACGTAAGAAGTATGTTTCATTACTATCAAAGATTTGGAACTACTATTTATGTGAATAAGTTAGTTAATAACTTGAGATTTTTTGGAATACCTGCTACTACAGAAGGCTTAATGATTAAGAAAACATTACCCGTTATTAGTGGTGGAATCAAGAGTGGTTACTCATATACAGTAAAAGGAACAACAGGATTAGTAGTTTATAATGGAGTTAATTACTTGCCTAATTCTACATTCACAGGAACGGCTACAACTACATTTACAGCTAGTGGTAACTCGCAAGTATTCTACACTAACTATGAAGTAGAAATGACTGAGAATGACCCGTATCCTGTATCGGCGCACTTGGCTAGACAAATTGTAATATCTATTTTAACTACTGAGTTTCAAATAGAGAAACAGCAAGTAGTGGATGTATTAAATGATTCGGCGGATGATGTAGTAGCTAAATGAGAAAGTTAGCTGATAAGAAAATGGGAGAGTGGTCAACTCCACGAGTACACGGGTTGATTAAGAGGGACTTTAAAAGAAGATTTAAACAAAAAATAACTACTCCTGAGATTAACGATATTTGGAATAGTTACATAGAAGAAGAGTTATTGAATAACTTAAAAATAGGAGCGATTATAAACTTAGATAATCAAACTAAAATTTGGGTTAAAGCAACAAAGACAACAGACAGTAAAAGAATGATGTCGTTACTAGAGAAAGGATTAATGTATGTTGGCGGACGAGTAACAAAAGCGAAGTTGAATTTGAATAGTTCTAAGTATATTTACAAGATAGTACTAGAAACTAAAAGATATAAAAAGAACAAACAGATATTTTTTAAGCCACATCAAGATTTAAGAGATGCTGTTACAGAAGGAATTAAAAAAGGAACATTAATAACTAGATTACAATGTCAATAAACAAACTAAAATCAATAAACAATCCTATAATTAATGCAATGGATTTGGCGGCGGTTGACCACGCTAAACATCGACCATTATTTATGACTTGGGCTTACCAAGCAGAGAAAGAAATAGGAAGTTACTATCAATACGAAAGGCAATGGGCTGTAATTGATGTTTGCGGATGTACGGCACAATTACCTGATAATGCTATTAAAGTAGAAGGCGCTATCTTAGGAAGTCACGATGTTAACTGTGGAAGTATATTTGCTAGAACATTTAGTAATCCAATAGTTAATGCTTCATTAACAACTCCAAACACTTTCTTAGTAGTTGATACAGGAACATCTGAAACTACAAGTGGATGCGGAATAGTGCCGTATCACTACCAAAACAATAAACTGATATTTGATGTAGAATTACATAATGATAAAGTGACTATTCAATACATAGGATACAAGGTGGATTGTGATGGATTTATGGAAATAGGTGAAAATCATGTAGAAGCAATTACTCAATTTATATTGTATAATTGGTGCATGAGAAGAAAAGACACTAAAATGATGCAATGGCACTATACACAATGGGATAGGCTATGCGCTCACGCTAGAGCTTTAGATGCTCAATTATCTGAAACAGATAGAGAAGAAATAGCAAGATTATACCATGACCCTTATTCAGGTCGCGGATTATGGGTAGGAATGAATATAAATAATACTTATGGCAGGTTCAGTTATTAATACGTTTGACAAAGGGCTTCATCAAGACAGCTCGTTTATTTTACAGCCTGACGGCACTTATCGTAACATGAAAAACGGAATGTTGATTTCGTATGACGGAAATCATTATACTGTTGAAATGCCACAAGGTAACAATATTACACTTGAATTACCTAGTAGGTATTTGCCTGAAAACGATAGTAGCGGTGAATTAAAAGATACAATATCATCACCTATAGGATTCATTTCTTTTATTGATAAATTGGTTGTATTTACAACTAACAATGAATCGAGCGGTGGTTATGGAGAAATTGGGGTTATAGAATTTAGAAAAGATACTGATTTAATAGAATCGTATTATACTCCATATTACCATCATCCTAGTCTGAATTTTAGTAAATTACATAAAATAGAAGGGTTTTCTTTTAAAGAAAATAATAGTATAGAAAGAATTTATTGGACAGATAATAATAACGAGCCTAGGGTATTCGATATAGCTAATCCAATATTCACAACATATTTAGCAACTGGAGATTTAGTGCCAGGAACTACTTATATGGTTATGGGTGGAGTTATTGCCAATGGAGGTAATTGGTACGGTCCAAGTGGAGGAACTAATATTCCGACAGCTCCAAATTATGTAAATGGAAATATATTTGAGGCTACAAATGCTAACTTTACAATAGTATCAGGAAGTCCATTAGTAATTGAATATTTCCCATTATCTCTTTTAGATTGGACTCCAACTAGAACTATGGGGAATATTAATTTTGTAGAATACGGAACGGGTAATAAGAATTGCGGAAATTCTATTTATTTTTATAGATTATCTTCGTCTTTAGATGGAGTACAGACATCTTGGAGTTACGGAAGCAATCCTATTCATGTAGGAATGAATAACGAGACTTCTTATTTAACAGGAGTGCCTTACCATGACTTTGTGGGTAATGGAAGTGCTACAACTATAGTAAACAGTAATAAGTCTATTAAAGTAAGAGTTCAAAATATTGATACTGATTTCGATACAATAGAATTATGTTGCGCGGAGTTCGATCAAAAAACTGAAATACCTTATCAAATAACAATAGTAGCTAAAGTTCCTATTTCAAGTTCTGATATGACTATTGAAGACGGCGGAGGAACTAACTTAGGAACTGTAACAATTTCTGATTTAACATTGTTTCCTGCTAGTATTTTAAAATGTAAAACTTTATCTACAAATAAGAATTATAATGTAATTGGAAATATTACAGAAAGAGAAGAATTTGATATTGATTTAACGGAAGTTACTTTAACTTCTTTTGAATACCCTTTAATAGCACATGGCGATTTAGATAATTGCGTTAATAAAAATGTTCCATCTGACCAAAGCCCAGTTTTAGGGGCAAATCCAGGAGCAACTACTATTAAGCCATGGAGTAGGTATTTAGTTTCCGCTGCGCCTGATGCTGCAAATAGAGTAGAATATCCTGTAGCTTCTGCAACGTATTATTATACAGGAGATGTGTTTGTTGGCGTTTCTGGCAGTTCTACAGCTACATTTACAGGAACGGCAGCGGCAAGACCATGTGTCACTAGAAATAGATATACTAAAATAAATTCATCTGCTTTTTCTGGTAATAGAGTAGAAGATGCTATTGAGCTAAATACTGGGTCTGGTTTTTGGGATTTTAAAGACCCTGCTGTTGCCAGTCATGTAAAAGGATATTGGAGTAATGAGAAATACAGAATAGGTATATTATTCTATGACTTAAAGGGAAATCCATACTATGTTAGGTGGCTTAGCGATATAGATATGCCTGATATTTCTACTAAAGGTGGTTTGATAAGAGAAGATGCTTTTGGAGCAGAAAAGGTTTATTCTTTAAACAATACTGGTATAAACGTTTCGGGATTAGAAATACCAAAAAGTATCGTTGAGCAAATAAGTGGATTTAGTATAGTAAGAGCTGAAAGAGATGCTAGGATAATAACTCAAGGCTTAGTTTCACAAATAATTTTAGACCAAACTGGTTCTCCAGATATAGCTTATCCAGTTGGCCCATTTGTTGGAGGCTTTAATTTGGCTGGACCTACTTTATTAGATAAAACATATTCTTATTTGTGTCCAGATTTATTAGTTTCTACTCCATTAAAACATCCAGTTGGTAACATAAATGATAAAATGGAGGAAGCTGGATGGCTAGGAGCATATCCTTTTACTGGAAATCTAAAAGTGGACTCTGATAGAAGGGCTATGTATGCTAAAATGTTTGTTCCTTTAACCAGTGACGTAACACCGTTAAGAACATTCAATATAGCTTCATTAAATGGATATGGATTTAAAACATTTAATGAAAATGGGGCAGAGGTTAACTTTAATGGGTTATCTGCTACATTTGAAAACAGGTCTAAGTCAAACCCAGCTTTAAAAGACCCTGGATATGTAGACGAATCTTGTTCAGGAGGAGCTGCTCCAGTTAATGGATTTGACATAATTAATTATGGTTGTAAGAAATATGTATTCAAATTAGATTCCGACTTTTTAGATTATGGACAAGTTTATAATTATAGTAATCCTTCAGCAGAGCCAAATTCTAATAGAATATTAGTTAATTGTTTATCGGGTATAGATAAGGCTAATCAATACGGAGGCACTAGCGAGCAAGCAATAGCTGATACTTTGTATATGTCAACAGGTCATTTTCAGCCAATTACATCACAAGTTATTATTGATAATAATGATACTAATAATGTAAACACATACACTAAACTTACTTTTAACAATATAGAAATATTTGGTGGGGATTGCTTTACTAATTTAATTGATTTAGGATATAGTTTATGGTCTGAAACTTATGAGACAATAGCTAATACAGCGTCAATTGCAGTATTCTTTCCATGTGAGTGTAATTCTAATTATAATTTAAGAAGAGGAAGAAAAGTAAGTAACGTTAATATGTTCCCGGCATCTAGTGGAGATGAGGCAATGGCTTATGATGAAACTGGCACGAGTGGTTCTACAACGGTTAGATTAGAAAGCTATTCATATAATACAGGATACAGCACAGAGGGATTATTTATTAAATATCCAGCACTTCCTGTTAATTATAGATTCGTTGGCGACTTTAAATATAGAGTAAGATGGTCTGGATTGAAGTTTCCTAGCGAATTAATTGATTCTTTTAGAACTTTTGCTATTCCTGATTACAGAGATGTGGATGGCCAACGCGGACAAATCAATAACTTAAAAGCTAGAGACTCTAAACTATTCTATTGGCAAGACCACTCAGTAGGTTACACTCCAATATTAGAACGTCAATTAGTCGGAGGAAGTGCTTTAGGAGACGCTACTGCATTAGGAGTAACGGGAGTTATTGATAGATATGAGGATATAGACACTTATTTTGGTAATCAGCACCAACACGGATTAACAGAAACGGAATATGGGTTTGCGTGGTTTGATATGCGAAGAAGAGCGTTTATGGTAATGGGCATAGGAGGCAAGCCAGAAGAAGTATCTATGATTAAAGGATTGCAAGTGTTTTTTAATAATACATTTAACGAAGGCACCGCTACGGATAAATCAAAATCTATCTATAGTACTAATAATATTAATTTTGTAGAAGCTCCTTTAATGGGATACGGAATAGTTGGATGCTATGACAATAGATATAAAATGACGTACATTACTTTTAAATACACGGAAATAAAAGAAAGGTTTGGCAAAAGCGTTTTAAATAAAGATTTTACTATTGGATACAGTCATATATTAAATGCTTTTGTGTCTTTCTTCGATAATTGTCCAGCTATATGGCATAGTCATAATGATTTAGTTCTATCTGCTAATAATCCTAAAAATACAAAGGCTTATAACATAGATATGCCGTCTACAAGCTATGTAATTGAAGATACTATATTATTAGATAATGTAGAATATATTTGCATATCTCCAGTAACTATATCATCTTATCCTGGAACGTTGACGGCAGGAGGAACTAATCCAAAAGCAGCAGGTGTAAGTGGATCGCTTAATGATTTTTGGAGACCAATAAATAATACATCTACCATTTACTTAAACGGTATTCAATCTTCTATATGTGAATTTTATGGTAAAATATGGCCACATGAAATAGATATTATAGTAAATGCCAAAACCAATAATGCTGTAACTCCTCAAAATTATCAATTCAAAGGAATGGGCCCAAATTGGACAAATGTAGAAGCCTCTACTGATAACCAAACTGCTAGTGATATGAATATTTCTGTTACCAATAGAAATTATAGATGGATAGATAAATCATGGTTTGCTAGTTTGCCTTTACCTACTAATGGAAGATTAACAGATTACTATGTAAGAATTAAATTTACATTTAAGAATTACGTGTCAGACCCTACTATATCTAAGAATGTACAGAAAATTAGCCAGTGGCTCAAGACTACGTTTGTGAGTAAAAGATAAATTTTTAATGCAAAGTTGAATTATTTTGTAACCTTTTATAGATAGCTACCGTACAAGGATATTAATAAAGATTATTAACCATTTAAACTTAGAAATCATGGAAATTGTAAAAAGCAAAAAAATCAATTTAATTGTATTATTATTTTCTGTTTTATTTTTATTTATCGGCGGATGTGCATTTGCTCAAGTAGAAAGAGAAGCTTCTTACCATCCAATCTTTAAGAAAAATGTAACTACTAGATATAATGCTTATGCTTTAGAGTTTGAGTCTCCATTAAATAAGAAGGATAGGATTTTATTAAACATTAAGTCTGATAGCCTTAGCACTACTGAGATTACTTTTGATATTTTCGTTTATTTTCCTTCTAATATTAATCCTAAAGGTTCAAATATTGTAATTGGATATGAAGATGGAACTACGGATATATTTCATCAGCAAAGATGTGATACTGAAGATAATTATACTGAATATTCTGCTATAGGAGGAATTAACAATATCTCTAAAAAGAAAGTAGCTTATGTAGTGTTTAGAGGTATCGCTAAGTGTGTAAATAAGGACAAAACTTACTTTACCAACTTTTTTAAGTATATATAGTGTTATTTTTTTTAATACATTTGTTTATATAAAATAAGTGTATTATGGCTAAACAAGATGAACCTAAGAAGAATTTAAAAGCTCCATCTATTAAAGATAAAGCTAAAGTTGTAAATGAGGCTCCTACAGGTGCGGATTGGGAGAAAATAACTGTTGATGGAGAGGAAGTTTATAGAAAAAAATCTTCAAGTTCAACTCCTAGAAGTGGAGGAGAAAAACCTTATCCTGTAAAACCTAAGCCGAGTAATGGAAACAAAGGGACTTCAACTAAACCAAAACCACGTAAAGAAATTACAGAAAGGAATCCTACAGAAATAAATTCAGAGGAATATGTAAGAGTAGTTCCTAAAATTAAAACTGAGCCTAAGCCCTTAGAAACTCCTTTATATGGAGAAGTAAAAACATATAGAAGAGAAGTTCCAGGATTATCAACTGATTATAAAATGTATGAGTTCCCTGACGAAACAGGAGTTTATACAAATAAAGCTATAAGAAAACCTGCTATTGGAGATGATATTATTGACTTATCTAAATCTTATGACGCTAATGGTAATTTCGTTCCTTTTAAAACAGGTGAGAAGTTATCTACAGGTACGGTTCAACAAATTAATACTCCATTAGAAAGCGATGTAAATACGGCTACTAAAGGAGTTACTACATTCTCTTTACCTGGAACTAAGTTCACTTCTAATCAACAAGGTGGGGCAGGACTAATAACTCCTAGTACAACTGATACTTATGTGGAGAAAAAATATGATAGTTTAGGTAATGAATTGCCTAATATTAATTCAGGTTTAAAACCATTGGGAACTTCAGGAACAGCTAAAGAAACAGGTAAGATGTATGAAACGCCTCCTATAAAGAAAGAAGATGAAAAGCCTGCTTATATCACATCACAACCATTTGCTAAAGGAGGAGTAGTTAAGAAGATTAAAGGGTATGTAAAAGGTGGAGGCGTAGTTGGTCAAAACGACCCATACGCAGCTAAAAGAGCAGAGGATGAAGAAAAAAAGAAAAAAGAAAAAGAATTAAGGGAACAGGAAAAGCAAGATGCTTCTGCTAAAACATCTAAACAATTAGGGGCGTCTGCAATGATTATAGGCAATCAATTATATAAAAAACCTACTGATTATACTGCCACTGAAAAAGAAAGACAAAATGCAGAGTCGTTAAATGCAACGGTAGACCAAACGGCTTCATCCGTAACTCCTTGGTACGGAATGGCCATGGGTGCTTCAGATACAGGTAGATCAATGGTGGCTACAGATAAATATGGCGAGCCAATATCAGGAACAGATGCTGCGTTGAATGAATTAATGACTGCTTCACACGAAAGTGCGTTAGATTCTGCCTCAAAAGGAGATGCTGCTGGTGCAATTAGAGAAATAACAGGGTTTGGAAAGATGTCTAGAGCAATAACTCAATTTGCGGGAGAAGGCGATACGACTACTGGATTTTGGGGAGATGTAAATAAATTAACTGGACAAACAGCTAAAACTGATGCTCAGAAAAAATATATGTCAGACCAACTAGATAAAGCTAAAAAAGAAAATAGTACATACGTACAAAATCAAGCGGTATCAGCTAGAGAGTCTGGGGACTTGAATTATAATGTTAAAGACATGTATGATTTAAAAAATCCTGATTATGATGAAAATAGGAATTTGATTTTAAAACAAGGTTACGCTAAAGGTGGAATTGTTAGTAAAGTGAAACAAATGTGTTCTGAAGGTGGAGAAATTAAAGGTAAAGGAACTGCTAAATCAGATAGTATCAAGGCGGAGGTAAAAGAAGGTTCTTTTGTAGTTCCTGCCGAGAATGCAGAATTAGCAAAAGGTATTCGTAAACTATATTTAAAAGCTCCTAACAAGAAAGCTAATCTTAAACAAGAAGAAGGTGAGCCAGTTAAATTATCTAATGGAGAACACTTATTTACTCCTGAAGAGAATGAATATTTAGAATCTATTGGTATTGAATTAGAAAACTTAGCTCCTAATGCAGAAGAAGGTAATGAGAAATCTGAGGGTGGGCCTATAAAAGGAACTAAGATTGACGGCGCGACTTGGGATGGTAAAAATTGGATTTCTGAAAACGGAAGCAAATATTCTACTGAAGGCGGAAAGAAGTTTACAAATAAGTATAATCAATCAGTAGCTAAAGAAAAGGCCAATGAAGAGCAAAAAAACGCATCTCAGATTAATGTTTATAGTAGAAAGTTAAAAGAAGCTACTGATGTAGGAAACACAGAAGAAGCTAAAAGGTTACAAGCTAAAATAAATGAGTTGTCTGGAACTAAGAAAGTAGAAGTTAAAACAACTACTACAGAAGCTCCTACACAAACAACTACTACTAAACCATCTTTAAAAGCTCCTGTAGTTAAAAAGAAAGAAGTTGTTGAGGATTTACCTAGCAAGGATATTGCTACTCAAGGATTAAAGCAAGACGCAGAATTAAAAACTGCTAATACTATTGTTAATGAAGATAAGGTTATAAATAATACTGTTGCTAGACAAGAGGCTATTGATGCTGATTTAGAAAAGAAAAACGTTGACTATGTTGCTAAATCAACTCCTAGAAAAAAAGGATTATCTGATTACATTGGAAACGTTGATCCTACATCTGTAGTGGGTATTGGGCAAATGATTGCAGGAAAGAATATGTTATCTGGCGAAGTTCGTCCTGTAGATAAAGCAGTGATTGACCCTACTTATAATGCTAGTGTGGATAAGGCTTTAAAAGAAGCTTCATTTGGATTAACTCCTGAGCAAAAGTTTATGGCTCAACAAGACATAGAGAATGCTAGACGAGATGCCGATAAAGCTGGAGTTAATTTTTCAGGAGGAAGTGGAACTAATGCTTACAATTTTAGTAGAGCTTCTGCTAATGATATGTGGAAAGCTAAATTAGGATTAAGTGTTGCTGACCAAGATGCTAGAATGGCTAAACAAAAATACGCTGATGTAATGGCAGCAGATAGAGCTAATATTTTAGCCGCTAATAGAAGACAAGCTTTCAATGATGCCATGAGTACATTCCAGCAAAAGCAAAAGGCAGGAAGTGAATTAGTAGGAGCAGGATTACAAAATATTATCGGTGCATACAGATTCAACCAAGATCAAAAAGCTATGGATAAAGCTAATGCTGAGAGAAACGCATGGACTAGAAATATTTAAAATAATTGTAACCTTTTAAAATTATATACGTTAAACAAGTATTATTAACAACTTAAAAATAGAAACCATGAAAAAAATAATCTTAATATTAGCAGTAGTTACAATATTTATTTCTTGTGATAAGAATAGTAAATTAAACAACTCTACAAAACCAATAGTTTACTGTATGTTCACTAAAGATAATGGAACTAATATCTACAGAGGTTGCGCTGAAGGAAAAGAAGCTATGCAGCAAAAAACGGTAGAATTAAGAGACCAAGGATATGCTGTAATCACTAATACTGAAAAAAGTGACTGTTCAGAGTGTCAATGATTAAAATAATCAACTAATGTATAAAAAGTAGGAGTAGAAGTATTCCTATTTTTTATTTACGAGTAGTTGTAATATTTTGTACTTTTAAAGCATAATAATTTATAAAAATGGAAGTAGGTTTAGCCACGGGATTAGCACAATCAATGCAATATGACCAGCGTATTCAGGATGCTAGGTATCAGAATGAACAATTTAAAAGAGCACAAGCTGAAAACCTTGCGTCTTTAAAGGTATTTGAGGATGATATGGATTACATGAATGCAGCAAATTCATTTGACCATGATTTAATTAAAGGAGAGGCGGATAAGACAATTAGAGAGATAGGAGCTATTATTAGAGATAATCCTGATTACCAATACGATCCAAACGTAAGAAGAATTATTAACGAGAAGAAGAAATATTTAAAAGATAACCAACACGTTATTAGAGGTATGGCTTCTGATGAGTCATTTAAGAAATTGAATGAAGATTTAGCTAAAGTTGCCAAGAATCCTAATCAGTACGATGCAGGAGCTTACCAAGAGTTATTAGCTAAGAAGAATAATTACTTACAATTCGGACACCAAGATGGAAAAGAGGCTGCTGATAAATTTGGTCCACAAGCATTTGTTTATGATAAGCCTGAAGACTTTGTTCCTTTAAATGAAGAAGCTCTTAAAACAGCTCAAATGATTAAAGCTAGAAAATATAAGCAACACGGTAATGGCGGATGGGAAGAGTTAATAGATGAGAATGCTTTAACTCCTGCTGCTATGGATTTCTATAACAGACACAAGCGTCAAATACAAGTAACATACAATCCTAAAGATGATGCAGAAGGAATAGCTTATGCTGCTGAATTAATTAAACCAGGTATTGATTTAAAACGTAAGTTTGGAGAGCCTCACTATAATGATGCCTTGGCAGTAGCTAAATGGAAAGCAGCGCATGATGAAGCAAAGGTTAATGGTAATTATCAATTAGACCCTTATATGTATGATATTAAAACAGCTAAAGGGAATAGATTAAATACTGATTTAGTACAAGCTACATTAGGAACTACGCCACAAGCTAAGATTTACAATAAAGATGGCTCATTCTTAAAAGCTACAGAAGGCTTAAAGTTTATTCCAACAGGAGCATTCCAACAAGCCGCGCAAGTAGAAAAGAAAGTGAATCCTAAGACAGGAGCTTATGAAGGTTACGGACGTTCATCAAGTAAAAACACGGGAGTATTCCATGGTTATGTAGAGATGACAGAATATGAATTAGATAACTCAGGAGTTTTAAATGATAAGACTATGAATGATTTAATTGTGCCATTTGAAGGAAAAGATGTTAAAGGTAAGCCTGTAACTTTATACAGAGTGCCAGCGCAAGTAGAAGCAGATTTAAGTAATGAAGGATTTAGGACTAGATACAATAGTGCTGCTAAATTAACTAATCAACAAATGAATGCTTTAAATCCTATGAGTCAAATGGATAAACCAGCTCAAGTGATACAAAACGGAATAACTTACACCTTAAATCCTGCAACAGGAAATTACGAATAGTATGCCAGAAAAACCAAAATTTAACCCTAATGTTCCTTATCAAGAAGCAACGGGAAGTGTGCCATCTGCTAAAAAACCTGCATTTGACCCTAATAAGAAATTTGAATACACTTCTCCTGAATTAAGAGAAGGAGATAATACTATCATAACTCCTAAATATAAAACTCCTAAAGATATAGAAGTTGAATCTGCTGTGAATTTTATTAAAGAGAAAGGCGGACGTAACGGCTCAACTATTATGGATTCAGAGATAGATGTTTTAAGAGATGTATTGAAAGACCCAAGAGTTACAGAAGAACAGCGCAAGAAAGCTATATTAACTATCCAAGGTTACGATGATAAGCATGATGATGATAATACTATGTATTATCTTAAACAAGAAGATAATGGTGTTTATATACCTCAAGCATTAGCTTATGGAGAGAAACCACCAAAAGGATATAAAGTAGCAAGCGTTTGGGGTAATCAAAAAGAAGCTGAAAATGATAGTTGGTATACAGATTTAGGTAAGAGTTTAGCTAATGGTGTATTAGGTGCCGCACAAGGAGTAGTAGATGTTGCTCAAGTAGGAACTACATTAGTAACAGGAGAAGAAAGTAAATACTTGAATAAATTAGGTAACACTGCCGAAGCATTAAAGTTTAAGAAAGACGAGGAGTTAAATGCACCTATTTTAAATACCGAAGGTATAAAAGAATGGTCCGACTTATTAGACAAAGATAGATTTGATTTAAGCGCTAAGTCTTTATGGGGAACTTTAAATATGGCGGCTGAATCATTTACTGAATTTGGATTAGGTGCAAAAGGAGCAGGTTCATTAATACAAGGCGCAAAAGGTTTTAGAGCAGGATTAAAAGGAGTTGATGAAGTTGCTCAATTAGGTAAGGTAGGCAGAAACGCAGCTATATTTACAGGTTCTTTTGCTTCAATGTTAGGAGATAATTTAGAATCGGCTGAAGCGGCAGGATTAAAAGGAAGAGATAAAGCTGCTGTTGCAACTGCTATTACAGCTCCAATGGCTGCTATTGATGCTGCATTTGGTTTAGAAGGTAAAGTTATGGACGCTTTATTTAGAAAAACAAAAAGAGAGTTGTTTCAAAATTTAGTAAGTTCTGTCGAAAGAGACGCTGCTGGAAATATAACAGAAGAAGGTTTTAGAAATTTAACAAGGGAAATGACTGTTCAATATAGTCAACTTGCAAAGAATGGATTAAAAAATGTAGTTAAAGATGCTGTAAAAGAAGGTAGTCAAGAAGCTTCTCAAGACTTTGTACAGAAGTCAGGTGAACAGTTATGGGATAAAATGACTCCTGATGAAAGAGGACAATTTGGTTCAGATGCACTTACACCTAAAGCATTTGGAGATTATATCAATAGCTTTGCAATGGGATTAGTAAGTGGAGCGCCTTTATCTTTAGGTACTCAAGTATTAAGAAGTAAACATGATGAGCAATCCATTAATGCTTATGAAAGAGTTAAACAAGGTCCAGAAGCAGTTAAAGCTTTAAAGGTTGACTTAGATAATGCTCTTAAAAATAATGACATTAATCAGTCGGAATACGAACAAGCAATATTTAAACTAGATTCTTATGACAAATATCATCAAGAAACTAAAGATGTTAATTTAAAACCTGAAGATGAAAAGAAGGCATTTGAACTATCATTCCAAATACAAGGGCTTAAAACTGAGATACCAACTAACGAGAATGAAATCTCTAAGCTGGACCCAATCGCTAGGGCTAAAGTTGAGAGTAAACAGAAGCAAGCTAAAGAGCTTCAATCTGAATTAAATGATATTATCCGCCAAGGAGAAATCAAAGGTGAGCCAGTAGTTCCTAAGAAGGAAGAAGAGCGTGTGCAAAAGGAGAAAGAGAAGGAAGCTAAGGCTAATGAAAAAGAAACTAAACCAACTGAGCCACGTAAACCTAAGCCGAAAGAGACTAAGGCTAAATCTAATTATGAGCCAATCAAATCAGAAGATGATAAAAGAAGTTATTCTGAAGTAACGCCTGATGAATTTAACGAAAATAGATTCCCTTCACGTAGTAGGCATAGAATGCTTAGAAAAGAACTTTCTAATAAAGAGAAGTATCCTAGTGGAGAAATATCGGGAAAGTTAATTCCAAGAGAATATACTTACAAAGGAGAGATTAAGAATACTTATGAAGTCCAAATGGCTGATGGCAAGAAAATAAGGCTTTCGAGTTCAATGATGCGTCCCGAAGGTTTCCGTGGACACATGAGGACAGAAAGATTAAAAGGTAATGCAGAGGGTATGCCAGTTGGCGTTAAGGTTATTGACTTAAATAATCCTACAGGAGAAACAATGCCTGAAGATTATAAGCCAGGTAAAAAAGTATTAAAGATTTATGACAAGGTAACGGGAAAGTTCTTGTCGTGGGCCAAAGAAACGCACCAAGGAAGCGTAGAGTCTTTAGATAAAGAGGGAAACGCTTTATATACACCTGAGCAAATAGAACAGATTAAGGATTTAGAATTAGTTGATGAATCTCCTGCAAGTGAAGAAGAGTTAACTGAGATAAGAAAACCTATTATTCCAGTTGAACAACGCGCCGCTAATGCTACTGAGAAAATAGTAGAAGAAGGTAAAGAAAGAATATCTGAAGCTAATAAAAAAGAAGCTGAGACACTTTTAGATAAGGGTATTCAAAATAATAGAGTTAGAAGAGAAGAGCTTATTAAAGAAGGTAAAACTTCTGATGAAGCAAGCGAAATAACTTATAAAGAGTTCTTGCAAACTAAAGAAGGTAAAAGATATACTGAATTAATTAAGAAAGTTGAAGCTAAACCTACTGAAAAAGAGTTTACGTCTAAACCTATTAAATCAGTAGATGAAGTTTCTATTGGGGATACTGTAACGGATGTTAATGGTAAAAAAGGAACTGTAATTGAAATAAAAGAAGGTAGAATAACAATGAAAATGGAAAGTGGCTCTAAGTATAGCGCTAATCCTAAAGTAGTTGAATTGTTTAAAGAAGTAGAAAAAGAAACTAAAACAAAACAAAATGGAAAACAAGAAAGTACCGTTAACGGAGAGAAATCTATCGGAGGAAACAATGAAGAAGTTAGTGGAGAGGATAAAGGAAATATCAAAGAAACAAAGCTTAAAGGAAGTAAAAGTAGAATCCAAAGAAAAGTAAAGGAGCCTAATAGATTAAAAGCATCTAAGATAGCTGTAGATACTGCTTATGACTTAGTTATGCAACACTTCATAGGTGGCGGATATATAGATAGAGATTCACTTAAATCATTCTTTAAAGGTAAAGAGTCAGAGGCGTTTGCTAGACAAAACTTAACTTTAAAGCTTGATAAGTACAATCCTAGATTTGCTCCTAATATGAAAGACTTAGCTCATTCATTATGGGAAGATAATCAAGAGCAGTTTCCGCAACTTACCACTGAGGATTATTTTAATGCTTTAGAACAAGTATTACTTGAAAATACTTCTCCTATCCAAATGGCCAAGGATTTAATTAAAAAAACAAGTACTGAATCTATTAATAGACAAGAGGAATTATTAGCAGGTATTTATGAAGATGAGAATGTTGATCAGGAGGTTGCGAATAATGTAATTGATTATTTAGAAGGTAAAACTGATGAAGAATTAAAGGTGTTGGCCGAGAAAGATAAATGGGAAGAAGGAACTGATATTGTAATTAATGAGAATCCCGATGATGTATTTCAAAAAGTTAAAAATGGTAATGGATTAACTATTACTAATACAAATAAACATAATTTATCATTAAAGGAAAGTGGAATAAATGGAAGATTACTGAATGACAAACAAGTTGCTGAGCTACAAAAAGAAATAGAAAATAATTACGTTTCTGAGGCGTCTGATTTATTTAATAATAGAAAAGATGATTTAAGGCAAAAAGCTTATAACTATAACAATCCTATTGCAGAAAAAGATTCAAATGGAGTTAATGTAAGAATAGCAGAAGGCTTAATTAGAGATAATAAAAAAACTTACCTATTGTATGCTAATGGAAAAATTGTTGGAGAATTTGGTTCGGTTCAAGATGCTAAAAATGTAGTTAAGTATATAGAGGATAATCTAATAAAACAAATTGGAGATAAACCTTTACAAAAAGAATCAGGTAAACCATCTGTCTATTCACAAAAAGTAATAGATAAATTACAAAAGGCTATGCCTAAAGTAAAGATAGTATTTGATGCTAATTTAAAAGCAGCAGGTAAATGGAGTCCATCTACTAATACTATTACTATTAACCCTGAATACGCAGGTAAAGATACAGCTATCCACGAGGTAGGCCACATCTTAATTGATGCTATGGGATATGAGAATAAAATCATTCAACAGGCAGTAAAACAATTAAGAGGTACTGATTTATACATTGAAACTAAACAACGCTATCCTGAGTTAAACGAGGAGCAATTAGATAAAGAGGTATTAGCAGAAGCGATCGGGCGAGAAGGTGCAGATATATTCGATAAAGAAGCGGATAGAAGTAAGTTTAAAGCTTACTTAGACTACATCTTTGATTGGTTAAAGCAGAAGTTAGGTTTAGATAAAAACGTAGCTAAGAGTCTTGCTAAACAAATAATCGGAGGTGTTAAAACTAAAGATTTAAAAGGAACTGAAAAAGGTACAGAGCAATTACAAAAGGAGAAGAAAAAAAATCCGATCGGAGTAAGAGCCTTATCATTTGCTCAATATGCTGCCGAACATGGATTTAGTTACGAATCTGAAACTGATAAAATGGACGAAGCTAAAGTAATTCTACAAGAAGCCACAGAAGAAATGGAATTAGCTAAAGAAGATGCTGATAACGCCATGACTGATGCGGAAGTGGAAGTGGCGGAGAAAGTATTATCTGAGAAAGAAGCTGCTTATAAAGAGGCAAGAAAAGCTTATGCTATTGCAGGTAAACGTACTTTTGAATACAAACAATACAAGAAAGACTTTAATGCTATCCAAGAGATACTTAAAGAAAAAGACTTGAGTAAATATTCTGTTGAAGAGTTACAAGACTTGATTAGTAGAATACACGCTTTTGATAATAAGGCCGCCAAAGTAGTTAAAGAAGAAGCTATGCTTAAACTTGCTTTCTTAGTAAGAAAAGAAATACAAGCGGTACACGCTAAACGAGATAATTATATTGAATCAGTGGCAAATAGTAAGGATATTACTTCTTTACAAAAGATGCTATTACATATATCCCACTTTACAGAGAACCAACCTGAGATGCAAAAATTATCTTTAGAGTTTGGCAAGGCTGTAATGGATAAGATTTCAGATGCTAGTACTCGTAAAGATATACATGAGAAGTTAGCTAGAAAGTTAATCACTGAAGAGAATAAAAGATTAGGTATTGTCGGCGCTGCATCAAATAGATTTAGTTCTGACTCTGCTAAGTACTTTGAATGGATGGATAATGGAAAAGGTGAATTATTAACAGTAGATGAAGCAAAAGCTAAAGGCTACTCAGAAGCTAGGATCAATTACTTGAAATTCACTCGTGAAACTATTGCTGACTTCAAAGATGAATTGACTAAAGATAACTACGAAAACGTTGTTATGGATGCTATTAAAGTGGATAAAGGTTTTATGGAAGCTTTCAAATCAGAGGGCTTACTTGAGGCGTTTAGTTACTATTTAGGTGGTGGCGGATACAACTTAGGTAAAGTTAGAATCGAACATAACGGAACCATTAAATCTTATGCTGAAATAGAAAAAGAGATATTAGCTAACACTGATAAAAAAAGTATCACAAGTATTCTAAGTGGATTATGGGAGCTATTAAAAGCAAACGTAAAAGCTAGAAGACAATTAAAGAAAGGTTACAATGTAGATGAATCAGTTAATCCATTAGAAGTAAGAGGAGAGTCGGAGTATTCATTAAATAGTAAAGGACAATTAGTATCTAAGTTTGATAAACCTAGAAGTAAAGACAGAGGTTATTCTAAAGACTTCTACCGAGCAATGAATCAGTTTATTGACGAGTCGGCACACACTAAACACATGAGTAAAATCATGCCTTTAGTAGAGTCTGTAGAATACTTAAACAAGAAAGGTTACACCGAGAAAGGTATTATGCCTAAAAAGAACGTGGCCAAGTGGATAGAAGATTGGAAAGCACTTCATATCTTCAAAGAGCCTTACGTAAACGACCCTGTATTAGATGCTAGTATTAAGTTCATGCGTAAGTTAGTAGCAAGTACAACTATGTGGTTTAACTTACCTGCAAACATGATCAACGTTGCAGTAGGTAACTATAACTCTTGGAGACAAGAAAATGGTAAAACTTTAGCTATTGGCAACAAGCGTTTATTTGGAGGTAAAGGAGATAGAGCAGCAGGTGGAATAGTAAACGAATACGCCTTAGATATTATCAAGAAATACAATATAGTTAACCAGGATTATGACTCACAACCTACACTAAGAGCTACTAACATATTCTCTAAAATGGCTACTATAGGTACTCAATTAGGTGAATATCAAATACAAGGTTCATTAGCATTAGGATTAATGTCTGAGAATGTTTATAATTCATTTGAATACACTAAAGATAAGTATGGTAACGATGTTTTAACTGTTAAAGAAGGTGTTAATGAAGATGATATTAAGAAAGAAATCCTTAAAGTAAAGAATAGAGTAACTGATATTCAAGGTAAGTATCCTGATGAAGACCGCCGAAACATCATGCGTGGTGAAATAGGTAAAGCTGTATTCCAATTTAAGGTCTGGATGCCAGATTGGTTCCGTGAGAGATTTGCACCTGAATATTATAATGCTTTTGGTGATAAAAAAGAAGGTACTTTAAGAAGTTTTTACATGAATGGATTTAAAGAACTTAAAAAAGAGATAAAAGAAAACGGATACAAGAAAGCGTTTTGGAGTGGAGATTCTACTGTTAGTAAAAACTTTAGGTCAAATATTAAAGGTTTAATGGTTTTAACGGCATTGTTAGCTTATAAATATCAAGACGATGATGATGAAGAAGTGAGAGGAAAGGCTACGTTAGCTAGTAATCTTTTAGGGCAAGTATTGTTTGTATTGGACCCTGAACAAGATAAATACATGGTAAGTAATCCCGTTGCAGCATTAGGTAAAACAAAAGACTTTATTAATGCGGCGGAGGCATTAATTACATTAGATGAGAAAGCTTGGGAGAAAACTAAGAGAGTATTACCTGCTAACAAAATAGAAAAGATAGTAGATTTTGGTAAAAAGGTAGTAGAATAATTTATATATTTACACTATAAAAGTAATAAAATGGCTTTAGAAAGAATAGATTTAACAGGTTGTATCGAAATAGAGAAAGGTTGTACACAACTTTTATTCTCTGATACCACTGGTTTCATTGTTACAGTATGTAACGATGAATATAATGAATTTGGATATGGATTAGTAGATGGAATAGCATTAGATGATGTTACGTCCGCGCAATTAAATATCTATTACCCTTCGATGACTACTCCTGTTACTTTTGATTTCATTATCGCTAGTCACGTTATTACAGAGTGTTTATTCACTGATTTAAACGGAACCGTAACTGATATTACTGCTTTATTAGAAAACACCACATTCCCTTTAACTGACTTTGATGTTACGTTGGCTGCTTATGATGTAGAACTTCCTGAAATGGCTGATGGCATCTTTAAATTGGATTACACTATCAGTGGAGTAAGTGGAGGATTATCTTTCTCTTATACTACTTCTGATGAAGCATTGTCTACTTGCTCGATAAATTGTTGCATAGAGAATGAATATGTAGACATGGATTTATCTTACGGATGTTTTGATGCTAAATTAAAAGACTTAATTCTATCAGAAGTATTATTACAAGGTGCTAAATACGCTATGAATGTAGGACAAGATAGTAAAGCACAAGGAATGTTAGATAAGGCTACTGAGATTTGTGATAGTAATTGTACAGATTGTTAAAAATTAAAAATATTAAATATGTGTAAATGTTCAGGTAAATGTGGTTGTAATATCACATCAACAACAAAAGGAGAAAAAGGCGATGCTAGTCCAGAGGCTACGTTAGGATATAAGGTTTATAAGGCTTTAATCTCTCAAGTAGGAACGGCAGCTCCAACAGTTAAGGTATTGCAAAATACAATAGGCACAATAGTTTGGACGAGATTTGACGTTGGAGAGTATTATGGAACTTTGGCTGGAGCTTTTACTGTAGATAAAACTTATTTTGATGTTGGTCAACGTTTTCCTGAAGGAATAGTTTATCAGCCAAATGGTGTAGATGCGGTTTATATAGCTACATTAGATTCATCAAACATTCCAAGTGATACAATATTATCCGATATAACTGTTTTAATAGAAGTTTACCCATAATGGAAATACAGGAGAAACATAGATTAGAGATACTTAATGCAAAATGTAATTATGTTTGCGCTGTAGATATTTTACAAAAGAAAATGTCTTATGGTGAAGATGTATCATGTTGTGTTAATAAGCTTTACTTGGCTCAAAAACTTATAGGAAGGCTTGAGTGTTTTTGCTTTGAAACTCCTGTATTTGAAGATGCTGTTTCGGCAGAGTTTACTTATACAGTAGCTAATAACTATTACTTAGAAGGTACTATACTGCAATTAATTGTTAATAGAGTGCAAGTAGCAACTAAAACAATAGAAGTGGACCCGCCGACAAAGCCTGAATCTTGGTCTGAATTATTAGATAGTATTAATTATGAATATGAGTTGGTGGATAATGGTTCTGATAGTACATTTACTTTAAATATGGCTTGTAATATAACAGAAATTACAGCATTGATTACTAAAGCCTCAACTAATTCGTTTCATTTAACAAACACTATTGCTGGAGTATGCGAAGTATCTACACCTCCTTGCTATAACTGTATAGAGGGCTCTGATTTACCTAAAATGTATGAAGTATTACATAAATTATTACAATGAGTGTTTTAACATCCGCGCAAATAAATTCTATATGGATAAGTAAAAATTCATTATTAGATTATGTTTATGTTTGTGAGGATGGTAATTTATATAAAGGAGTAAAGGGAGGCGCTCTTCAGAAAGTACTTAATTCAAATTATGATACTTGGCTTACTCAAAAGAAATTAAACGCAAGTGATGGAGTTCCGACATCTAATTCAATTACAACCTCACAATCAAATACTTCTAATAATCAATTCCCTACAATAGTTACAACTGTAATTGAAGATTCTGATTCTAACACATCTTCTTTAACATACGATGATAATGGAAACTTAATTAAAAAAGTATTATCTTTGAATGGTTCTGTTGTTGAAACTAAAACTTTCAGTTACGATTCTAGTGGAGGATTAACTAAATTAGTTAAATCAGATTCTAATGGAGTAGAGGAAAAGACTTTTAATTTCAATGACAACGGAGATTTAACATCTATAAATATAACTTAAAATAAAATAATATGCCAAAGTCAACAGCGTCATCTAATGACGCATTAAACGCAAATTTAAGAGCAGTAGATCCTGCTTGGAGAGCAAATGTTAGCAGATGGGTTGCTTTATATACAATTACTCCAGGTGTAGGAGGTTCAGCTAACACAAATGAAGCTACAGATGCTTCTTATGCTAGAGTATTAGTTACAGCCGCAACAGGATTTACTGCTGCTTCAGGTGGTTCATCTAGTAATGTTGCTGCAATTACATTTCCTGAGTACACAACGGCAACAGAGTCTATTACTTTTTGTGGTATTGTTACAACTGCTTCTGGAGCAGGTACAATTATTTATTTTGGAGCATTAACAACGCCTCGTTCATTAAGTCCAGGTATTACTCCTAACTTTGCAATCGGAGCATTAGTAGCGACAGAAGCGTAATGGTATTACCTATATTTAATAAAAAAGATGTAGTAGTTAAACTTTTCAATGGAGAAGTTGAAACTGACTATGAAGGTTATGAAGCTCAGAATTGTGAGTTTTCATTAACTGGTAATGGTAAAATATTTAATACTACAGAAGTAGTTTTCCATAAATGTATTGGTAAATCTGATAAGATTAACGGAATGAAGGTTTACTATAAAGATAATCTTGTTTTAGAAGGAGGATTACCTGAGATAGAAATTAATGCTATTTTTCAGCCTGTTTTTGAAATAGGAAGTATTACAAATCAACTCGTAGATACGAATGAGATTTATAATTGTAGTATTTGTGGAACTCAAGTTTCGGTGGACCATGTTAATCCACCTGTATTTAATTGTAATTGTGAAGGAGCTAAAGTTATTGCAGAAATGGAAGCTGTAGCTAAAGGTAAAAGTAGTTTAGCAATGTAAGATATGCCAGGATTCAACGGAATAAAATCAGTAGTAGATGCGGAACTTGAAGGAAGGGTTCGCAATTATCAGTTTAGGAAAAATCCTACTCAGGCTACTACTGCTGGAATTTGGTTTGATTTTGCTAATGCTGCTGGTAATCCTAAAGCTAAACAATGGTTTGACGCGTCACCATTAACTGCTACTCAAATATATCAATCAACAGATTTAGGTTTATATCACGGACCAAATGTATTACCTGCTCAAAAGCATATTAGAACAACAACCGTATGGAATCCAACAGTAACAGCTTTGCCAATGCAGATGTTATTATTAGATTATTTAATGTATTACCCAACATTTGATGATTCAGAAACATCCGCACAAGCAACTATAAATACACCGCCGTCATCCGCCGAGTTTACAGCATCTTATACAAACGATTTACTTACATATACCACTACTACATTTATTCCTGCAAATTTATTGACAGGAACTAAAGTAAGTGTATCAACTACAGGCACTTTACCATTAGGATTAAGTGCTACTGATTATTTTTTAATTAGAGTAGATGATTCTACCTGTAGACTAGCAACAACTTTAGACAATGCTAGAAATGGAGTTTATGTAAATATTTTAAACAACGGAAGTGGAACTCATAAAATAAATTGGCTATTACCAAGATGGACTAATGGAGATGGCGTTCAAATGATGGCTATTACAACTGGAGCTAGAACAGGCGGACAAACTTTTACTGTTTCTTATACGAATAGTGATGGTGTAGCTGGTAGGACTTCTAGTATTATCACTCAAAATACATCAAGTGTATTAGGAACTATAACAAACTCTGCATTAGCTGTAGGACAAAATACAGCAGGGCCATTCATAAGTTTACAATCAGGAGATAGAGGCGTTAGAAGCATAGAGTCGGTTCAAATGAACGGAGTTGATACAGGATTCTTTACAATAGTATTAGTAAAACAATTAACAGAAACTCAAATTAGAGGTATAGATTCACCTGTAGAAAAAGACCATTTATTACATGGCGCAGAACTGCCAAGAGTATATGATGATGCTTTTTTAGGATTTATAGGCTTACCAAATGGGACACTAGCAACTGCTGTTGTTACAGGTAATCTAAAAGTAATATGGAATTAATAATTAAAAAATAAATACAATGGCTGGAATAGCATCACACGATCAATTAATAAACGCATTAAGTAATGGTCAAACGTTTAAGAATAATTATGGTAAAAACTTTAATCCTACATCGCCAGCCGTAGCTAATGAGTTTCACACTCTTTTTAGAGGTGCTGGTAATCCTCCTGCTGATGCTTTATTTGATACAGGTACTACAAGAACATTTGTTCCTGTATTAGATAATACAGCAAGCGCTTCTACCATTCAACATGGAGGAAATGTTCAAGCGTCAAACTATTATAAGTATTTATTGAACATGACTGCTGTTAGTGCTGCTGCTACTGTTGTCCCTGGCGTTGTAAAACTAATTGATGTAATTGGATATTACAGAATGGCTACTGCTGATTTGCCAACATTAACAGCTCAAGCATGTACTAATACATTAGGCAGAAGTGATACATTCACTGCAAATGCAGGCACAGATGTATGTACTTACACTTCAACGGCTTCAATACCAAGTAATTTATTAACAGGAACAAGAGTTCGTTTTACAACAACCACCACGTTACCTGCTCCTTTAGCTACCTTAACTGATTATTATTTAATTAGAATGAGCGATGGTACATTTGAAGTGGCTTCATCTTATGCTAATGCTATTGCAGGAACTCAAATTGATATTACAGATGCGGGAATAGGAACGCACACTATTACGTGGTTACTCCCAAGATATACAAACGGCGCTGGAGTACAAGCTATTATTTTTAATCCTGCCGCGACAGCATTAGGAGCTGTTACTCCCAATTTATCATTTCCTGATTACACTAACGCAGCACAAGCTACAGGTAGGGCTACACCTACTGTATTACCTGTAGGTAAATCAGCAGCTTCAAACTCTCATATACTTTATACAGGTGCTACTGGTACAGGTAAATATAATTACACGGTACCTTTAATGTCTGGAGATAATGGTATAGCTCAAATTAATTCACTTCAGCATTCAGCTAACTATTCAACAGGAATGTACACGGTAGCTTTAATTAAAGAAATTACTGAAATTCCTTTGTCTACTTTAGGATTAGCTGCTGAAAGGAACTTATTAACTGAGATGCCATCATTACCTAGAATTTACGATAGTGCGGCTTTATATTTATTATACGGTAGTGGTGTTAATACTCCTGCTTCATCAGCAATAAGCGGTACAATTACAACGGTTTGGAATTAAAATGAGTTTACTTAATAATTATAGCGTCTTAAATAGTTCCCCTGGAAGAGCCATCGGGAACTTTAATAACTTGTATTCAAAATACAAGCCTAGTAGTTGGTATAGTTATTATATTCCTGATACAGATACAGTAAGTTTATTAAAAAGAGCTTCTATATTTACAGGTACAGAACCTCCTTACGCTTGGATATTAGCAATAAAGGGCGGAGAAATGTCTTGTTCTAATACAATGAATGGAAGTAGTACGCTTACATCAGGAATGATTAGTGGTGCATTTATGACTACAACTTTAGATGGTGTTGGCACTTTAACCGCCGGATTGTCAATTAGGATTCAATTAGCAGCTACATTAACAGGAACAGCAACTTTAGTAGGAAATGTATCTGCAAGGATAGCGATGTCTGCAACTTTAGCGGGAACCAGCGTATTAACATCGGGACTGTCTTTAACTGTTAGGATGGCTTCTACAATGGATGGTTCATCTTCTTTAGTAGCTAACTTAAAAGGTATTGCTAGAATGGAAGCTCAAATATTTGTTAATCAATCAGAAGCCACGGTACAAGAAATTGTATCAGGTGTTTGGAATGCTGTAACCGCTAATTATGACGAAGCTGGAACTATGGGAGAAGTAATGAATAACATGGGAGCCGTAGCTGACCCTTGGAGTACATTATTACCAGGTTCTTATACTACAGGACAAGCAGGAAAAATATTAGGAGACTTACTTTCGAATATTCCTGATAGTGTTTGGGATGAATTAAAAACATCACATACAACAACAGATAGCTTTGGTAAGTTAGTTCAAGATATAGATAAACTTGCTAAACAAATCAAAGCATTAACAGCGGCAGGATTATAACAAAAAACCCTCTTTTTTAAGGAGGGTTAATTACCGACTTACGATTCGGATGATTAGTGTGCCTTAAAAGATTGGAATAGATTAAGAGCCTATCATTGTTACGATTCCTGCGCGAGGGACGAGTATTTAAACATCATTTAGATTAAAGATGATTCCTTTGCAAAAACTCTTACCGTCTTTTTTTAGATCATAAGTAACGTGTTTGATAAGAGTTAAGAATTTCCATTTAAAAATACTATGCTTATCCCAAAATACTTCTATTACCTTTCTTGATTTATCTTGGCTTTGTTTCTTGTAAGGGATGTATTCACCTCCTTCTTTAGCCATGAATATTTGTCCGCCGTGAAGTAAATCAAACTCGTCTTTTAAAGAACCACTGAATATTATAGTATCATCACCTATGGCAGATACTATAACTAGATTACTATTTTTAGCAAGATTAACAACGCCTTTTGTAAAGCTATCATTTACATCGAAACCATTTAACTGTTTTGCTAGTTCTTCAGCAGATATTTTGCTCATTTACTTCTTTTTAGAGGGTTTAGTAACTGCGAAAATTGTCTTTTTTCTAGCTTTCAACTTCTCTTCATACTCATCTTCTTGGTTAGCTTGAACTTTATCTACACGTTTTAATGTAGCTGCTTGAGTTTGTATTTTAGCGTTTCTACGTTTCTGTTCCGCCGACTCTGGAGCTGCTTTTACTTGAGCTTCTTCATCTAATACAATATAATAAATAGAACTCTCGTGCGTCATTAAATAATTCTTTCCGTTGATAATAGACTCTAGGTTAGCCATTGAATTATAGATGACTAATAAACCTACTTTAAGGTAATCAGAACACTCAGGACCTAATGCTACAATGCGAGCAGTGAACTCTTGAGTGCTAACTGCATCAGGAATAATTAAACCTGTTTCAGACTTTCTTTCTCCGCCTTTAACGCGTTGCAATAAAACTGATTTACCTAATGGAATAACGTTTACATTACTTTTAATTAAATCCTCTGGCACTTTGATTGCTTGGATTCTTTTTGCTAATTGCTGATTGATAATTTCCATGTTTAGTCTAGTTTGTGTTTAGTTTTAAATTCAATTATTTGTAACTCGCATTTGTTGTAGTCATCCCATCTTTGGTTCTTTGAATACAATTCAGACCAACTAAATAACTCTTGCAATTTCTTGATCACTTCTTCTTTGTTCATTTTTTTTGTTTTTTTAAATTATTATTCTCCTTTTGATAATTTCTCTAAAACACCCGCGTAACCTGCTATATCAACTAAATTATCTCTTTTTGATTTATTCATCTCTCTAGCCATTTTAAGAGCTATCATACATAATCCTACGTCTTTAGGAGATACTTTATGACCCAATATAATAGTCCAAAAGTCTGCTATTAGATTAAAATTACTTGTTGCGCTGCCATAATCAGCTTGTCTATCTCCGTAAATTACATTTTGTGCTTCTTGAAGTATAGTAGGATTCTCTAATACTTCTATTTCTCCTATTCCAGGAAGGTACTTTTTTACTTTTTTATCTTTCATTTGTATGTAAAAATAAGTTATTTGTATTTATTATCAAAATATTATTCTGAGAATTTGTTTAAAAATTCAATAGTTCTTTTAAGTTCTAAATCAAAAGTTACTTGTCTATCAGTTCCTTTGTATTTATCTCTTAATTCAGCTAATTTATTTTTCCAATCTCTTACTACTTGAATATCCTCTTGAGTAACTTCTGTTTGGAAGTGAAATGATGAGAATGGTTTTTCTCCAGGAAGTAAAGGTTCTGTTAAGTATCCTCCTTTAATCTCAGGTGTTAGTTTTATAGTTTCTTTTATAGGGATTTTCATCTAAGCCTCCTTTCTAAAGACACCGCCTTCAGTTTTACCTTTACGTTCAGAAATCTCTAACCAAGCAGCTTCTAAACATCCTTCTAATCCAAGTCCGTTTTGTTCTGCTAAGATAATAAGAGTGACTACTACATCTCCTATTCCATCAATTAGTTTAGCTTCATCGCCTTTAAGTAATGCTGATGCTACTTCTCCTACTTCTTCTGTTACTTTAGCCATTTGAGCGTAAGAGTTTTCTTTTTTCAATAAGTCTTTGTCGGCAGCCCATTGAACTACGTTTTTGATTGTTTTTTGCATGATTATTTATTTTTGATTTAAAGTTTATACGATACTTAATGTAAAAGGTTACACTTTTTAATGCAAGTCTGCATTAGATTTATAGATACCTATTTTCTCGTTGTAATATCCGCGCCAATACAATCTATCTTCCGCAGATAATGGAAACTCTAACTTAGCAACTTCTTTCTTATAAGCTACTACTTGAGCCTTCCATAATATAAGTTCGTTTTTAGTCCATTTAAGAAGAGGGAACTCTAATGGTAACTTATACTCAACATAATCCTGATATTCTTTACTATACCATTTAATTAATCCTAGGTTATAGTTTATGATGTTTGCAGACATTGGCCCATTACAGTGAAAGCATTGCTGATGAAGATTGTTTAAATTGAATCTAAGAGTGGTATTTTTTCCGCGCGAATGATAATGTCCCGCCGACATCTTTCCTGTTTTAGAACCACATGATATACATCCTAATGGACCATCTATCATTCTACATAGGATATTAATTTCAGTTTGTAAGTCAGCTTCGTAGTCACCCATGGTTTTAAGTTTCTCTAGGATAACTTTCTTCTCTTCATTCCACTTATCTTTCTCTTTTTTCTCAGCTAACTTTCGATTTTTCTCCAATACAGTTTTAATAGCATGGTCTCTACATTCCTCAGTTTGTTCGCAATTCTTTTGTAGAAAGCGAGTAGGTTTAAATTTTATTAAACAGTGTGGGCATTTTGCCATTATCCAAATATTAATTTAAGTTTTTTAAGAGCCTCTGCTTCATCAAATTTAGGAGAAGTAACAAGTAATTGTATATTAATACCATATCTTACTGCTAACCATATAATCTGAGCTTCACTTAGTGTGTTCTTTTGAGGCTTATCACTAAAGTATCTTGATAACTGCTCTGGAGCTATCTTGAATCGTCTTTCAGAAGCATCTTGAACAACCGCCGAGTTCTTAAATCCAAATCCTACATTTGACGGATATAACTCTTTAAGTCTGTCGTGGATATGCCTCTTTAAGACTTTACTATCCTTTACTAATGACATCTAAGTATTCATCTATATTGTTAATAGCTATGTCTAATTGTTTCTCTAGTAAATCATCTGTAGCTTTAGGGAAAGTAAGTCTTCCGATTTCTACTTTAGTTTTTCGATCAACAAATGTTTGGAGGTTAAAAAATTCTCCATCTGCGGTTTTACCTATTGGTTCTTTGAAAGTATCAATAGTAACAATAATGTTTCTTCCGTCTTTTGTTTTTGCTTCTTTAGCGATTGATGCTGTTGGGTTCATATATGTTTTTGTTTTAAATTCTGTAACTATACCCATCGTAGGTAAAATATTGCATTGGTGCTATTGTGTGGTAATTATTTATGTAATAAATATTACAAATAGCAAATACCATAACTCTTAATCTTCCTTCGTTTGTCATATCTATTCTTTTACGTGTATTTCTCGATAATATTTATCTGTATAAGACTCAGGAGATAATACTATCACTCCTTCTTGAGCCACAAAATTCAGTACATTGTCGATAAATTCAGATGTTTCTTTCTTATTCAACTCTGTTAAACTCTTTACCATGTGTTTATCGTATTTCTTTTTACCTACTACTACTCTTATTTGATAGCATAGGAACATTGGAGCCATTACTTCTTTATGTAGTTCTTCAACTGTTGTATAGTGACTAAAAGATTCATTTTGTAAACAAGTCTTTAGTATAGCTCCCCAGTAATATCCAAATTGAGATACGCTAGGACGTTTATGACGCTCTTTAATAGTTAACTCGAACTCTTTTCCTGCTAAAGATTCTCTTTGTTCTTGCCAAAGTTCTACATTGTAGAATGATATGTTTCCGTTTGGTAGAACTCTCCCGAAGTGACGGATTTGAATGTTTGCCATTTATTATTCTTGTTTTGGTACACATACAGGACTCGAACCTGTGACCTTCATGAGTTCTAGTTTGGGATCATGGCGCTCTGAACCAACTGAGCTAATGTGTACTGTTAATTGTTAATTAGAACATATCTCCTTCTTCATCTCCTGGATTAAAGATAATCTCCTTCTCTTCTTCCTCCATTTTAACTTCTGATTTAGGAGTTGATTTAGATTTAGAGTTTAACCCATTATCTTGATTAGAATCTACTTTAGGAGCAGGATTACTAGCTCTATTCTTAGCATAGTATTCTTTTAAGTAAGTTTCAATCTCTGTTTGTAATTTACCCGCTTCAATATCATCTTCATCGCTAATAGAAGATAATTCATAAACAGGAGCCTTGTATTTAACCGCGCCATTCTTTTCATCAGTATCTTTTTCTACTTTGATAGCGTTTGACCAAATATCATTCTTTTTAGCAAACTCGAACCAATGAAATAAAGCTGCGCCATTCAACTGTAAATTCACTAGAGTCATTTCACCTTTCTTAGATTTAATAGCAGCGTACAGAGAGATCGTGTACTTGATATTATCATCCATTACCTCTTTTAAATCTTTGAATACTCCCGTCCACTCTGTGTTAGGTTTTTTAGTAACATCATAAGAGCGAATAGTTAAAATATCTGTTTCGATATTCTCAATCTCATTTGCAATGTAAGACTTTTGTTTCTTTTGATTGTATCCTTTAAGCGTGTACGCCATTGATAAAGGAATGAATACGAAAGGTTTAGGCATCTTTACATCTACTTTTTTATCTTTGTTATAATAGATAAAAGCTTCATCTTTAGACTTCCATTGAATAAAGAATTTTGCAGGGTTTGTCAACACTTGGTTGTCTGGTTTTCTGCGACCTTGTTGGTTATTTTCCATTTGACTTGTTGTTTTAGATTTATACTTTGGACTTTTATACGTTTAATTTTGATATAAAGTTACATCTTTTGATTAAAATATGCAATAAATTTTATAAATATCCTTTATTTCCTTCTCTATATTCTTCTTTCGTTATTGCTATTACTGGCAGTCCTTTTAGTTTGGTGTTACATGGATGATATTTTGTTATAAGTTTTCCGTCAACCTCTTCAATTTCAATACTCCATTGTCCTGCTGGCCTATAGTATTTTTTCACACTAGGCTTCCAAATCATTTCTGTAATGCCTATTCTTGCGTATTTTGGTGGTTCCATATTTAAAATAATAATGCTTTATCTGTGTATAGGTTAACTCTATTCATATTCTTCTTGTGATACTTTCTGATAGCTATTTTACGTTCACTTACTGCATTGCCGTGGGTGTGGATAGTTCCTAACTTATTAATAGTTAGTTTGAATGTTTCTGCTTTAGAAAACATGATATTCATCGCGCCGATGTGTCGCATGATAACACACTTTATCTGCTCTTCCGTGTACTCAGGATGCTTCTCTTTTAGTTTATGTAGTAGTTGAGCGTTTAGCATGGCTGTTTATTTAGATTTTCTAAGAAACTCCATCTAATTTCAGCTTCTTCTAAAGAGTGGTGAAGAGTAGTCTTTTTATTTTTTCTTTTAACTGTATAGTAATCATATTTAGAAGGAATAAAATCTTCAGCACACGAACAATCTTTAAAACATTGACACCCCGTGAATCTCCATGTTCCTGTATGATGACACATGATATTAAGTTCATTTTCTTTTATCACTTCTTTTGCCATTATACAGTTACTTTTAAATCTTTGTAATACTTAATACCATTTACTACTTTACCATCTTCTAATGAGTCAGAATTAGCTTTTAGATACTCTTTTACTTTACTTTCATCTATCATTAAGAACTCTTTAGGCACTAAGTTAATATCTACTACTTCATAAGTCCATGGATTTCTAGTTTTCTTAAATGATATTGAAATTGCAGGAGTAACATCCGTCGACTCGATTTCTTGTTTTGCTTCTTCTGCGTTTTGTTTAATGGCTTCTGCTTCATCAGGCGTGGCATTTTCTAAAGCAGTTAACTCTTCTTTCTTTAATTCAACAAGTTTTTTATATTTCTCAACTTCCGTTTTCACTCTTTCAGTAAATCCTTTCCATCTTTCCTCTTTTACTTCTTTTTGATATGTTATAAGTAATGAATCACATTGTTCGATATTGCCTATTACATTGTATGTATTACTAGCCCATCTTAAAAAAGATTCGTATTCATTCGTTAAAATAATAAATCTCTTCTTCTCATCTTTCAAATACTCAATAGGGTCAACTTTAAAATCTAATACATAGTTCTTGGCGCCGTCATAAGCTCTACACTTATCCAAATATGGTTTCTTCCCGTCTGCGTGCATTTTCTCAACGGCGGATACTAAGTCATTCATTTTCCCTATTTGATTCTCCATAACCGATAAACTATTCTCATCAGTTACTTTGATTTGTAGGCAGGTTTCCGCCGCCTTATCGAGTTGTAATTTTACATTCTCAAATTTAAGAAGAGATGACTTTAACTCAGGAGTTTGTACTATCAATTCTTGTAGTGTTACTTTTTCTTTCTTTGCCATGGTTTATTTTTAGTTGCTAGTCTTGTTTTATTTTACTATAATAATAATCAATTTCTTTTTGATTCGCAGCATCGTCAATAACCTCTTGCGATTTCCATTCAGATTTTAATCTAGCCACTTTATCATTAGAGCAATAAGAAGGAAATCTTTTATTTTCTCTTACTGCATTCATGTATTCTTTTTCTTTTCTATAAGCATCTTTTCCCATGATTTTTAAATTTTATAGTTGTTAATTTTCTAATTTTAATAGTTAAACGTATAAAAATAAATAAGGTTACAAAAAATTGATTATTTATTCAAATTATTTTTTATTCTTCTCTATGAAGCCTAAATTTATGGTATTGAGCATCTAATTTAGGAATAGGTATTTCATTAGGAAACACTCTTTTATCTACATCAGCTTTAATATTAAGCCATATCTCCGCCATCTTACACTTACAATAGTCTTGGTATATCTTCTTATGTTTTTCTTTATCTTTAATACTTCTATCCTGGATGACTAAGTAGTCTGCTTTACAATTCTCTAATACTTCTTTCTTGATATTTTCATCAATAGTCATATCATTACCTGCCCATTTAAGCAAATCGTATAACATAGCTCCTGAGCGTGTGTTTGTTATTATCCCACAACCTTCATTGTCGTAAAGGTTATAGAACTCTTTTAGGCATATAGCGCATAATGCTAATCCTATTGGTGATTTAAAATCTACTTTAGAACTCGTCTCCATTACTATTTCCTGTTACTAATCCATCAACTTCATTCATATTAAAATCTTTAAACGCTGAGTATTTACCTTCGAATCTAACGTACTTTCTGCCTGTTTCTCCGTATCTATTCTTAGCAATATTAATCTCGCAAAGTCCTTTTAAACTCATTCCATTCTCCATAGGGTCTGTTTCAAAGTAGTCGGGCCTGTATAATAGTAATATAATTACAGCGTTGGCTTCAATAGCTCCTGAACCCTTCAAATCACCCATTACAGGTTTCTTATTCTCTCTTTTTCCAACTTCACGAGATAATTGAGATAATTCTATCATACAAAGATTGTATCTTTTAGAAAGCTCCATTAAACCATTACTTCTTAATCCTAATTGTTCCTCGCTGCTAATTCCTCTTGTTTCATCAGGAGTATTTCTCATAATTTGAATATAATCAACCATAACAACTATTAATTCATTCATTGGAATAGTCTTACGCATCTTCCTGATTCTAGTCTCCATATACTGCCAAGTGATTCCTGGAGTATCATCTATAACTAAATTATCTTTTAATCTCTGCTTATACTTCTTTACTTTTACTAAATCTTCATCTAATAATCCTCCTCCTCGTATAGCATAGGAATTAATTGTAAGATTATTAGCCCACATATTCTTCATTAATTGAGTAGCAGGCATCTCTAAAGAGAATACAGCAACAGGTTTACCTTGTTTAATAGCTACATTATCAATAATGTTTACCATTAATGAGCTTTTACCAGAACCTGGGGGTGCCCCAACAACAATAACCTCTTGTTTTAATCCTCCGCAAACTTTATCTAAATCTCTAAGTCCTGTAGAATAACCTACTATTTCTTTTACATTATTCTGAGCTTCCATTAACTCGTTAAATGCTTGATCGAAAATATCAGTTGCTTTTTTATCTACAGAAAGATTGTTCTTAATACTCTCTATATCATTCACTGCCGTCTTTAAGTCTTCTAAGCAACTATTAACATCTCCTAATTCAGAACTAAGCTCTGAGTGAACTCTTTGAAGTAATGGAGTTAATTGGCGCTTAGAATACTCGTCGAAAATATCCTTTACATACTCATCTACATTCTTAGCTATTTTGTAGTTAGGCTCTGATACTTCTAGTCCTATTTCTTTCTTGTTGCACCCTGTTTTAATAAGCATATTGGATAATAGGTAAGTGTCTGATTTCTTACCTTTATCGTGGTTGTACTTAATAATCTTGTATTTAACCTTATTGAAGTTTGTGGACCATAGCGACTCAAATACTAAGTGTTCACAATTAACAAATAAATCAGCATTATCAGCGTACAGATTAAGTACTTCTCTTTCTTTTTGTTTTAAGTCCATAATTATTGTTCAAAAAATCCTTTTTTAGCAGGTTCTTCTTTCTTAAATTTCTCTTCTTTTTTAACTACTACATCGTTCCAATATTCCTTTTCAGGATTGAGCCATACATCAAGTCCTTTTAAATAACAGAAGTCATTAGATTTAATGTATGGCTCTAGTTTCTCTTTCAACTCAGCGAATGATATTTTCTTAACTACTTTAATAAATCTATCTTTAGCCGTCTTCTTATTTCCTTTTGGGTGTAGTTTCCATAATTCATCGAACTCAGGAATAGATTTAGAGTCAACTATCTCTTTAGGGCTAAAATACTCTTTAATAGCTTCGTGGGTAGCCTTAGAATACTTTTGTTGTTTCTTAGTTCCATCCGCCAAAGTGAAATTGTAAATAAATACTTCTCCTTCTTGTGTTACTTCTAGTTTTGTCATTTTTTAATGCAAGTTTGAATTATAATTTAATGTTTGATAGTGGAGATTTTACTTGACTAATTAAATTAGTAGATACTTTAGCGTAAATCTCAGTGGTTTTAATATTAGAGTGACCAAGCAACTTTTGTATAATCGACATATCTGTTCCTGCGTCTAATAAGTGGGTAGCGAATGAGTGTCTTAATAAGTGTGCGTGGATATTCTTTTTAATGCCAGTTTTTAACGTCCAATACTTTAGTAATTCATTAACAGACCTTTCTGAGTACTGGTCTTTTTTTTGGCCGTTGAATAAGTAATTTATTGGTTTATACTCTTTAACATAATCTCTTAGTAATTCTAAAAGTGATTGATCTAACATTACTTGTCTATCTTTATTATTCTTAGCCGCACGAATATTAATTACCATTCTTGAACTGTCAATATCCGTAATTTTAAGATTAATCAATTCTCCTACTCTTAATCCTCCGCCATACAGTAAACAAATTATTGCTTGATGTTTTAAGTTTTTAGGTTGTTGTATTATTAAAGATATTTCACTTTGCGAAAATACTTCAGGAAGAGTTTGTTGTTTTCTAGGATAAGGAATATCTTGTAAATTTAACTTGATGCCTAAAACAAACAGACAATAGTTTCTAAAAGTTGCTACAATCTGTTTGTGATAGTTTCTGTTTTCAATAGTTAATAGATAATCTTTAATATAATCAATAGTTGGATTTTCTCCGCATTTATCAAAAATTACTTTCAAACATGAACAATAAGTTTCAATAGTATTGTAGGAATATTTCCTTACCATTAATTCTCTTTTAAATTTGTTAATTTTATCGCTCATATTTTTGTAACTAATTGATTTTTACACTAGATTCTATTAAATGAATGTTAGCGGTAATGCTTTCCGACATACAACGTATCTCCAACATTCCACTCTTCATTTGTTCTAATTAATAT